TTCCTGTAGCGCCTTGTAATGTTTTAATTAAATTGATTTGATGGTCTACATTAATAAGAGGATATGTTGGATCAATTAACAATGTTACCATTTTGGCAGTTTTTTCTGCCCACATATCAGGTACTGCGGTTTGACCTCCAACTGCGCCCGCAACAACCATCTTTAAACCACGAGCTGTTATTTGTCTATCAAATACTGCACCATTTGAACTATTATTTGCTAAAGACGTGTCAACATAATCTGAAACGGTATTTGTCTGAGCAAACTCTGGATGCGCAGGATCAATATGACCGTCTACAATTACAACATCAACATTTTTACCTGAGGAAGTAATTTCTACATCATCAACTATAAGGCTTGTCCCAGGATCACCCCAATTGCTTCTATTCAATTCTTCAACGTGCCGTAGCAAACCCCAGTTAGTGTCACCACTATCAGTATTCCAGTCCTTGGCAAAATCACCGTTAGTAATTTTATATGCTGGTTTTGTTGTAAAGTCAATCAATTCTTTTAAGTCGAGATCCCAAACTCTTGGATCTTGTCGGATCAAATCAACTTCATCATCTTCAAGCATATAATGCGTGTTCCGACTAATTGGCCTTTTATCAGAACACTCAACAGCGCGCCCAGGAATATAAAGTTTACCTCCTGGCGTTTCCATATCATTATAGAAATCTTCAAGGTCTTCTTTATTATGAAGCGTGATAATCCACTCTTTCATATTCTTAACTCTCCAATTGAAGAACAGTTAATGTAACTGCGACATTTTCAGTACCACCTGATTTGTTTGTAACCGTGGCATAGATATCTGTACCTGTTGAACAATAACCAATAACTGCAGGGCCAAAATCTACTTTCTGTCCCGAGGTTGTAATTACCTCGGCAATAACCCCAGCATCTGGTGCAGGATCGGTATTGATAGTTCTAGTTGAATCTGATGAACGCGCAGTCGTGTCGATATATAATCTAACCCATGCCGCGTGAGATGTTTCAATTGAGTATAATGCATAGCCTTTAAATCCACTTATAGTTAAATTTGCTGTTGCTTCATCTGCAAGTGATGATGCCGTTGCAGCTTTTGTTGTTCTTGTTTGTAGTGAACTACCGCCACCACCAAGATCTTCAGCATTTGCGAGTTCAACCCACGCACCGGCATGAGCATAGTATGCTGCGCCTGTACCGTGTACGTGAGCAAACATACCGTGGTATGAACTTGCATTTGGTAAATCATTTACCGCATCATAGACGTTACCAAATAATACTTTGTTCCCGCCCATATCCAAATCAGCACCAACGACCGCGGCAATTGCATCAGAGTCAGTATAAGTTGAACCGCCACCACCTGTTTGGTTAACGAATGTAAATGTTCCGTTTCCATCCGTGGAAAGTACTTGGTTTGCTGTTCCGTCGGTAATACCTAAACTCAAAAGTCCCAATGTTTGGAACGTGAAATTTGCACCACCGTTTGTTGTTAATACTTGGCCGTTTGTTCCGTCAGTAATACCCAACCCTGTTAATGATGTTGGGACAACAATATCATCCAGTCCATCATATAACTCAGTAAAGTTGCTATTAGTTTTTTGGAACGCGGTCCTTAAAATATCACCTGTTCCGTCATTGGCGCTTGCGCCGACGCCGATAATTTGCTTGACCATCTCTATCTCCTATAGCTTTATGCTATTTATCCGTTAACTATGTCAACTGTTATTACACCATTGTCTGCTGTTAGTACCGCGGTATCAACTCGAATGCTTTGATCCCCAACAATTTGACCTGGGCCAACAACAGGATCACCGCCTGGTATATAATCTTCAGTAATGTTAAACCCAAAGCGGTGTGTTACCACTGCACTAAATTCTTTTTGCCATGAAAACTTATCAAACATTTTTGTCCCGGCAAGATGGACAGTGTTTCTTAGTGGTTCTTCATATGTTTCCCTTGATACAACAGATTGGATCTCATATGAATATTCTTGGTAATAATCTGAATCTTGCAAACGCATTGATGAGTCAAAGTATTTTAAAGTACCTGCTTGATTTTGTTCATAACCATTTAAGTGTGAATTCTTTTCAGCCCAGAAACCTGATGTTGTACCTTGAGTTCTTGCTGATGCTGTACCTTTTGCTTGAATAACGCCGTCATCATCTGTGATAAAGACAGACTCATTATCAACATATCCAAGGCCTGAATTATAAACATCAACCCCGGTAATTCTACCTCTTGTGAAAAATGTTTCAGTTTCCATGTCGGCGTTTTCACCAGCTTTTTCTGAATCATAATCGCGGTATACTACAAGTGGCGTATAGGTGTTACCTTTATGAGTAATAACATTTGTGCTATCAAAACCGTAATACGAATATGCTCTCACATTAAGATATGACTTTTGAGAATTAATACCAGTAATAATTCCGCTCACACCTGAAACTGCTTGTGTAATTGTATCACCGACTGAAAACCCTGAACCAAATGTAGTAAAAGAAATAATCTGTTCAAACCTATCAAAGATATTTGTTGTGTAATCTCGAATGATTGCAAACGCATCATTGGTATAATTTGTACCTGGGTTAATGTTGATAAATTCGTTAATCGTTCCCATTTCAAATGCTTGAAGTGCAAACGCCTGATTAATTGGTGTTGCTAATGTTACTGGATCGGCAGTACCTGACATTGGTTGTAGTGCAGGTGGTACGGTATTATAATTTGTACTATTAATTAAAACATTCGTAAAGTCACCAATAATATCAGTAATCAGATTAGCTGTTTCTATATTTGACAATGACCCAACTTGAACATCGGTTGCAGGTGTGTTATTTTCAGGTAGGATTGGTCCAGGAGATGTTGAGTTTTTAGCAGAAACTGTAAGAACACCAGGAAGATTAAAATTAATTGCTCTATCGTTTGTTCCGATTTCTCTTGATATATCAAAACTGTCACCCGGGTTCATTCTTACACCAACCGCGGTTGAATTTTGACCTGTAACAGTACCAACGTTTGATGCAGTATCGGTAAGTGTTTCACCTACAATAAAATCTAAATCTGGGTTTGGTAAAACAATAACTTGATCTGAAACTAACAGGCTCGTGCCTGCAATTGTATAACCCCAACCGCCGTCAGTTAAGTTATATTGTATTTCACCTTTTCCGATATCAGAAACTTCAGTAACAATAACTTTACCAGCAACACCAAGATTGCTTTCTACATTATATAACTGTCCTACTAAATTTCCTTCTGTCCCGCCATAAAGTGCATCAATTTCAATATCGGAAAGTGACCCGTTAACACGACCGAATGAAACTTCTTCACCGTTAATTTTAGCAACAATGTCATCGTATTTTTGAAACTGTCCTTTTGGATTATTGATATAAACAATAGGAAGGATTGTTTTGTTTAATAGAATAAAGTTAATTTTATCAACAACCGCTTTAGCACCTGATACGGCACCACGAATGTTTTTATTAATAACATCAGAATAAGAATATACTAATCCTTCGGCACTTGTAAAGCTACCATTATTTGGGATCATTTGTAGATAAGTACCATTCTTCCATTGAGAGTCTGATACTTTAAACATATGCTTTGCGGGATATTCAACCTTTGCATTCTCGGCATAAAATATTCTAAAGAATAACTTAATGCCACCTTCAGTACCTTTTGCTCGGTACAGATCAAGGATATTTTTTACAATAAACCGTACCTCGGCATTTGGCATAAGAGGCAGATCTTGTAGGAATGTCTTTTGAAAAAATACCAGCATTTCCTGAATAGTTGTTGTAATATCACGGTATTCAAACATACGACGAGAATTATACGTCGCATTATTTGTTTCAGTTTCAAGGAACCTGTAATAATCTTCAACTAATTGAATAAGTTCCGCGCCATCTTCACGATAAATGCCGGGAAACTGTTGCCTAATTCTAAATGCTATATTTTTTTCTATTTCAGACATTAGTAACCGCTGCTCCCGCTACTTGATGAAGATGAACTTGAACTCGAGGTTGTTGTTCCTGCTGCCACGGTTGTTGCGGTTGAGCTCTCATCAATAATATTAACTGTTACGTCAGTGTCACGGATTGTAAACAATCTACCTTTAGGTGCTTTAATATCATTTCGTTTTGTTTCCGCAATAATTTTAATTGCTGATCCTGTATAACCATCTGTCTTAAAGCCAATTAATTTGATTTCACCTGTTGTATAATTCACTGTACCAAGGTTTGGGATAACAACTTGCGGGTTATTAACATCAGATGTAATCATTTGAATTTTACCAGCACCGTCATCTTGTAAATAAACATTAACACTATCGTATGAAAAGGTTCCACTAATAATAGATGGTTTATAATCCGTAAATCCTGTTGCCAATTTGAAAGGATATGGTTTAATTATTTCTGCCTCAAACTTAAACACTGGGTTTTCCGAAACATTCAATGCCGGTGAATATTCAATATATGGACAAGCAGTTACTTTATTACTCAAAATTGAAATGTCACCTGCATCAATTTCAGATGATAGCGTGGACAATCTCAACCTTTTATTAAAGTCATCAAGATTAACTATAACGTGATTTGAGATAATATTACGGATAATAGTTTCAAGTTCACCTACTGACTTACGAGTAATCTTTGCATTGTAATAAGCATTAACAGTTACATTTGAGTATAAGTAATTTGTTGCTACGAATACAGGTTCAACCGCAAGTGGTGTTTTATCTTTTAAGTAATCAACATATGTATTAGATAAGGTTGATGATAGCTGATCTTCACCTTGTCCTAGATAAATTGATATTGCAACTCTACCAAACTGTGGAGGATTTAATTCATCACCGCCATATGCTGCAACTGCTTGGATTTCAGGAAATCTTTGCTTTAACAAAATTTCATAATCCGACGCTGTAATAGCACGTTCTTGAATTTGAATTGATTTTGGAGCAAAGTAACGAATGCTTTCAATTGATTCTTGTTCAGCACCACCTGTTGCTGGTGCTACCGTCGTAACTGTTGTTGTACCAGTGTTTGTAACATTAATTGAGAACAAACTTGCACCGTTAGGTTCTGATCCTGAACAAATTCTATACTTAACACGGATATCTTGTGTTTCTGTTGGTTGCATACCAAACTTATTATTACCAAAGTAAATAGTATATCGGCCATCGTAATATGGTTCAACATAAAATACTTTATCGAGCGGTCCTACACCAAAGATATTGTTTTTACGAATATATTGGTTCGCGTCATCACTTGCTTCGGCATCAACAAACACTGAAAGTGATTCTGTATCAGCATTTTCGTTTGAAAGGATAACTCTTAGTGTTCCGTCAACATCAACAAAGTAACCTTCTCTTTCAAAGCTTGTTAGCATTTGACCTTCAAATATTTCTACATTTTCTGCAACAAAAACACCTGGTGCAGTTTTGCGAGCAACGTATGCTTTATCAGAAACGAATTCGTAATTTACACCAAGATAAGATGTTGTAAATGCCGCATTCTCTTCAATTGTAATAGTTTGACCGATTACAGTATCATCATTAATTGTTACGTTTACAATAGCACGTGCCGATGTTCTTGAACGTGGTAAATAATTCAATTCCTTGGCGTGTGAAATAACTGAGTTTCTCAATACCGCACTGTCAATAAACATTTCATTCATTGCCATATTGGTATAGAAGTTATTCTGATACGTGTTATATGAAAGCACATCCATTAAGACCGATAGGTTTGACCCATCAAAGTCATAATCTTTATATCGAGTTTGACCTTTTAAATAATTTTTGAGCTGTTGTTTTGAATTCTCAAAATCTAATTCCGTAATATTTAATTTAGCCATTTTATCTTGTCCTCTCTAGAAACACGCTTAGCGATACTGGCTGCTCGTCGTTCGTAACGTAAAATTCTATTGTGATTGCAACCTCATTTGAGTCAAGGTTTGCTGAAACGGTAACATCAATGAGTTCTGCCCGTGGTTCGTATAATTCAATAGTTGTTCTAACCTGTTCTTCCATTAACCTAACGGTTGCAGGTGTTAGATTTTCAAAAAGCATTGCTCTTATATTGCCACCAAGGTTTGGTTGCATTAATCTTTCACCGCGATCGGTTAGTATTAAATTCCGTATTGCTTCTTTAACTGATTCATCATCTTTGTTTAATGTAATATCTGAAGATATTGGACTTAATTCAAGATTCTTTTTAAAATCCTGATAAAGCGAAATCTTTTTTGATTTTGCGGTTATTAAATTAACTACCATTTATTTGTACCATGTTGCTGCATCTTTTCGATCCCTGTGGTCTATATGTAAGAATGTACTCCCAGGCGCTTCGTATACTCCTAATCCCCAAAAACCGTTTGCTTGTGCAATCGCCATTAATTCGTTCCTTCTAGTCGGGTAAGTTTCCCAATCTAAATCAAACGCAATCCCTGCCGTGTGCTTTGAATGTATCGCTACGTTCTCAATACCCACCACGTCTCTTAAAAATCTGTTATATTCCGGTGTCCTATATCCGCTTACTAATTGTACTTTTGGACCATTCCATTCAATAAGTGTTCTCATTAATGCTAACCGTTCTAATGGTTCACACCCTACCCAAAATGTATCGTAATGCGGCATTACATTATTTGCTCTCATTAGTGCATCACCGTAAAGTGCTCTTGCACTATAATTAGCATCAATCCAAATATAACGATTTGTATTTTCAATCAAATCTTCAAACGTTGGAAAAACCTCCATTACTTCATCAAAACTAATTTGCCGATCGCCATAACTTCTTGGTCTTGGTACAGGTCTTACGGATCCATCATATATATTTGGGTTTACTGGAGGCAAAGTCGACACTTCAGTTTGACCTGGCGGTACTGAAGCTTCGGGTGGTTGCCAAACCTGCCCATCACGTGTAGAGTCTGCTATAGATTGTTCTACCCTTTCTGTGTGTAACTGTTGTTGATTATTTATTCTTTCTTCAAGGACCTCAGGTGGTGTTCGAGTGCCATTAGCTGCAATTACTTGAGCGGTTGCAGCATTTCCTTGAACTGTTAATGCTTCTTCGGCTACTTTAAGATCATCGGCAAATGTTGTAAGTGGTTCTTTAACTTTATTAACCTGATCTTCAACACCTGTTAGTAATCCACAGAAACGTGAGATAAGAAATTGAATTTCACCAATACCAGGATTGGCAAACAATCCAACCGCATAATCAAACAAACCAGTTAATTTGTCTTTAATAGATTGAATATTAGTTTTTTCAAAGAAAGCCAATGCTTTATCTCTGATTTTAAGAAATGCTCTTGTGATACCTTTTAAAGAAGGTCCTGTAATACCTTGAATTAATGAACCTAAATCAAAGTTCTTAATTGCTGATTGTACTTGCTTTACAACAGAATCAAACATACCAACAAGTTTATTTTTAATAGCTTCAATTAATGCTTTTACTTTAATCTTTTCAAAAAGTGCCTCTGATGGATTTTCAATGTTTTTAAGTTTTGATAAAAATGATAAAGCATCATTGAGAAGGAAACCTACTTGACCGATTTTATCAAAGAATGAATCAATAGCACCAAAGACGTTTGGCAATGTGCCACACAACCCACCAGCAATTGCTAATGAAAAACCACCAGAAAAGAAACCGTCAAGTTGTTCTAAAAGATTTTTATAATCATTTGCAGTTGCAACACCAAAACTAAATGGTGTATAGCCTTGACTTTCAAGGAAAGATGCAAATTCAATATCAGTTATTGGACTTTTTTCTAACCGTGGGCCGAGGTATTTAAATTTCGGCAATTCTTTAACAATGTAATCTTCTTTAATAAATGTATTATTAAAATTGTTAAGTTGCGTATATAATTGTTCACCGTATTTTTCAACAGCCTTTGCAACAACATTGATAGGTTTACTAGTAGAATTAAAACCAGCAATATCAAATGCCATTTTATTAATTGCTTGTTTAGTATAATTACCTTTACTATCAACAAACAATTCTACTGATGGTGAAGTTCCACCTGGCGTTAAAACGGTTGAAGCTTTTAGAGCCGATGGAATAAACGGATCTGGATCTTTACAAGCTGTCACAACTATTCTCCTTAAGTTTCATTATGCTGGTTCCCCATCATCTGATTGAAAAATTGAAGCGGGTGTACGCATTCCAAATTTATTTGCCGCGGTTGCTTTAACGGAAGTTGATTTCTGTGGTGGCTCAGGCATTTCTGGTGTAATTGCGCCAATAGCATCTTCGGCAAATACTGCTTCTGTTGCTGTAGCGTTTCCACCTTCTGCCATACTCACATAATCATTAATATAAACAGTACTACTTGCGGTAACACTAATGTTACCTCCTGACTCTACCTGAAGGTTTGTACCTGATAGTATACTAACATCAGATTCACCAAATATATTTAAAACACCTTGGTTAGCTTTAATATTCATATCAGTGATGGCAGTCATATTCAAATTGTTTGCTTTAATATTCATATTAGATGCAGCTTGATCCCACATAAATGGTGCCTTGCGATACATCCCAATGCCCGCTTCAATTTGCATTTCTTTTTCGGCGCGTATTGATAATGTACCGGCATTTGCTTCCATTCTTATATCACCGGCGCGCATTTGAATTTGCTCGCTGACATTATAATTTGATTGTCCGCCAACTGAATGACTGTGATTTCCGTGTACTATTGTTTTAAGATCACCTGTAATTTCTTCAGTTTTGTTTCCGTCAACATATACACTTGCATCACCGTCAATTGTTACAAAAGATTTGCCGCCAATATGAACATATTGATTTTCGTCCGTAACATCAAACCTTGTTCCTGTTGCCTTTGTTGTAAGACTACCACCACTCCCAATCTGAACATAAGATTGAGTTTGAGTATTAGTAATCGTAATTCTTTCAGAACCTGGCGTATCATCAAGTTCAACTACATGGCGTGCTGATTGGATAACACGGTTATATGGATATGCTGCCTGATACCCGGGATCTGGTTCATCCCAGCTTTGTCCGCCGTCAGGATCATCCGCAACAGTAACTTTGGTAACACGAGACATTTTTTGTCCATGAAGGTGTGTTTTCTGTAGCTCTTCACCACGTTCTAATCTGGAATGATGCGGTTGCCCTAAGTTTTCTGGTTGTTTTGCTCTACTGTTCAATTCAGGTTGTTCTGTTATTACACCCCAACCTTTTGTTTCAGGATTGATTTCTTCATTATATTGAGTAGGAACTGTTCCGATAATAATTGGTTGCTGTGCATCTCTACCATCAATAAACAAACCAAAAACGAAATCGTTTTCATCAGGAATTTGATTAAATAAGTCATTTACAAGGCAACTTGCCCATGGTAATGATTGAGTCGGAACTTTATCATTCAAACCATGTACTCCAAATGCTCTTACTTGAACTCGTCCTTGCTTTTGTGGATCATCTCTATTCTCAATAACACCAATAAAGAATAAAGGTTCTCTTATGCCAACACCGTATGGGAACATTAATCATTACTCCAATCATATTTAACAAGCTCAAAGTTGGTCCGTACTTTATCGTTTTCCAATGTATGCTTGGTTGTAAATACAAGATACCTACCTGATAGCTGTTGATGGTTATTAGAAGTACCTAAAGCATCAAATCCTTGAACTGTAAGATCAATTAATTGACCAGGCATAATATCCATTCGGCCTGTTAATGATGCCGATACTTTAGTGTTGTATAAATGGTGCCTGTATGCTATTCGGTTTGAAACTAAATCATCAAGTCTTTGGTCAGATGCCAATTCACGTGAAGTAGCATAAGGTCCGGTAAAATCACGGAATGCAAGAAACCGTGGACCGTTGTCAATTCTAAATGTTTCTTCAGCAAATTCTCTAGAATGTGGAAAATCAATTTGGCCTCTTCGTGCCTGAACTCCTGACATATCAACAAACTCAGCTTCTTCGGTATACTTATATGTTGATTCAGTATAGTTGTGGTTTAATATATCAACTACACAAACCGTACTTGCATATCCGCCTGATTTTATATCTTTACCAATATCACTACCTCTTGAATTAATAGTGATATATTCAATACGATTAAGTTGCTTTTCAGGTTCAGTAGGATCATATGTTGCATTAGGTGAATAAAAGAATTTTTGTATTACGTCATCTGCTTCAACTGATTCTTTAATTAAATATTCATCAGTCACAAAAAAGTAATCAGTTAAATTTTCAAAGAAACGATAAGTCTGTGAATTTGCTTCACCATAAGCACGTCGAGCAAGGAACAACATTGTTTCCGACGGTGTGTAATGCGGGATAGCTAAATTGTTTAAACCAATTGTAGGTTGTATTGTAAACTTTCGGCTTTCATTTGTTGCAAAATTAACTAATGGAAATTTAGCAGTACCATATGGGAATGTTCTGCTTCCTTCATTTCTAACAGCAGTGCCAAGTGTTGCGAAATAATTTCTAAACGTATATTCAACAATTTGGTTTATTGATTTATTGGCAAACCCTTCTTCAACATCCGACGCAACGGCTGCCGAATAAGTAACTGCTGATATAAAATGAATATTATACCGAACACCATTCATACTTTCAGTAGGTACTAAATTATCAATACGAATAACCTGACACGCCAAATCATATTCAGTATCAAGGTCGTGGGATACAATTTTTAAAATTAATTGTTCTTCGCCAAGTAATGGTGTCTTGTCAAGGAAACCAACGGTGTCTAGGACAGCGGCTACACCACTCCATGAAGTCATACCCATCGACTGATTGATTTCAATACCATCAATCATCCCGGCGATATTTTCATCAAGGTTTGTGTATTTGTTTCTTAACGTAAATGAAACAATCGTATATGATGATGGATTAAATGCCATTTATAGTTTTATACTTTTTACAAATTCTTCGGTTACTTGTGGTAAATACTTTTTATCAATTAAAAAGATCTCACGTTTGTTTTCGTTTATTGCTCGTTCGTTATCCCAAATGCGCCAAGGTTTCCATTCTTCAGGAATAATACGTTTAATAATAATTTTACGACCTTGTTCTGTTCTGATAATAACTCGGTCTTCCTTACGAAGATAAATTGTTTCAAAACTTTCAGGTGTTAATTTGACTAGATCAACTGCCATTTATTAAACCTCCCTATACCAATAGATGATGTTTTCATCGTTATCTTCTTGTGTCCAATCGACTACATCATCACCAATCCTACCTGATACATTACCGTATTTGTCAATTAAGAAATCTTTAAATTCTGCTTCCGACAACGGCCACTCATGGTAAGGATCCATTATATTGTTTGCCATATAAACGAGCCAAGTATAATCAACTGAACCGTAATAAAAATTAGCAATATCCTCAGCTCTTTCACCTTCACTAATTGTATATGGTAAATAAAGTAAAGGGTTTGTACTTACGTTACGAACAAATTGATTTCTTCGTGTAATGTCACGTACCTGTTTACCTTCGTATGTTATAATTGGAAAATTTTCAAAATACTTTGCCATTAAGTTTCTCCTACCGCATTAGCATCTGCACCGGCGCTAACACCATAATCATTCGCAGTTTGAATTTCGAGTTCTTGGAAGGTTAATGCTATTTGAACTGCTGATGGTTTACCACCTTTCATAATGCTTGTCAATCCGCCAACTTGATAATTAACAGTAAACTGTGTAACCATTGAAGTTTTATATTGCATCCAATGAGTAGGATCAATTCCCAATAAAAAGATATCTACTGTTGAAGGATATGACAAGAATGCCTGTGTAAGACCAGCAAAATCTCGTGCTACAGGTAATGTCTTTTGTTTGAACCTTTCAACAATCTTTTTAATCAAAATTGAATCAGATTTATTCGTTGGATATAAATCAAATGTCATATTATGAGTTCTTAAATCAACACCTTCAAACGATAGTGTTTCTCTTGGGTTAACAGTATTTCCTTGCACCGTATCAAGTGTTCTGCCAATGTCACCTGGCAATTTACTACGCAAAAGGTATTGTGCTGACTTGGCGGTATCAGCAAGGCTTGATCCCATAATCGCCGATCCTGCTGCATTAATAGACATATCCTCAGGTGCATTTCTACCCATACCCGCTCCTAATGACATTAGTAGTTGTGGTAGATCTGAAACTTTTGAATTGCCAAAATCACCAGATGCAGCAAATTCTCTTGCCGCAGTAGCAAGGTATTCCGTTGTTTTATTTCTTTCAAACCCATTAATTCTAAGGTTCGTATCATCCTGTAGTGTTGTGGGAAAAGGTAGTTCAATAGAATTAATTGATCTTAATTCACTACCTACAGCTCTCTGCCCAACTCTTTCACTACTTGCGTTTAATCCACCGCCTAGTGCAGTTTTAAAATCATAATCTTTAAAAACGAACAGAACCGAATGTGGTACAGGCGATGTTGGAAACGATAAATTACCTTGAGTGTTCTTATTGCGCCATGCATTTCTGTCCAGCTCTGGGCGAGTTGATGTTTTCGCCATTTGATTCGGTCCTTTTCTTATAAATAGTTTATGTTCTTATTTATATGGAAGTGTGAGCAGGATATTGGCGTATAGTGGTAGGTTTCGGCCGAAAAACCCGCAGAAATATAAAGGTGACCCCACAAAGATTATTTATCGTTCGCTGTGGGAGTTTAAATTCTTTAGACACGTAGATAAACATCCTGATGTGATTTGGTGGCAAAGTGAAGAGGTTATTGTACCTTATAGATCACCAATTGATGGGCGGTTGCATCGGTATTTTCCTGATGTGATTGTTAGGCAGAAAAAGCCTGACGGTAAGACCGAAACATTAATGATTGAAATTAAACCAAAGGCACAGACAAGGCCACCTGATATTCGTAATAAAAGTACACTCAAAGGTCGTGTATCAAAACGCTATTTGAATGAGGTTAAAACCTGGGGTGTTAATGAAGCAAAGTGGAAAGCAGCACAAAATTTCTGTGCTGACCGCGGATGGAAATTTTTGATATATACTGAAGATCATTTAGGAGTTTAAAAATGGTAGCAAAATTATTTGACGATATACTATTAAGAGGTATCCGTGAAGGGCAAATCCCTGCACGTACTGCAGGTGCCAGAGATTGGTATCGTCAGCAAGCCGCTACAGTTGGAAAAGGTGAAGCAAAAGGTGAAAAACTTATTCGTGAAGCCGGTAAAGAAAGATATGAAAACAGATTTAGGTTAGGCCATATGTATATGTTTGCATATGATCCAAAGCACAAAAAGACATTACCATACTATGATAGGTTTCCACTTATATTTCCGATAAATAGAGCACAAGGTGGTTTTCTTGGTATCAATATGCATTATTTGCCACCCACCTTAAGAGCAAAATTAATGGACCAACTATATACTGTTGCCTCCAATAAAAAATATGATGAGACTACTAAATTGAGGATTAGTTATGACGTATTAAACGGAGCATCTAAGTTTAAGTTATTTGCACCTACGGTGAAACATTATTTAACAAAGCAGGTAAGAACGAGATTAGTATATATTAATCCTTCAGAATGGGATATTGCATTATTCTTACCGACACAAAAATTTGTTGGTGCCAAACAATCAAAAGTTTGGTCTGACTCAAGAAAAGCCGTAAGAGGAAGATAAATGTCTTTTAACATATCAAAATTTAAATCAAATATGGACCGTTACGGTGGACCTGCTCATACCTCATTATTTGAAGTTCAAATCATACCACCTGGTGTTAGAATTGAATCAGGATTAACACCAAGAGAACTTACATTCTTTTGTAAAACTGCCGCGGTACCAGGTTTAACTGTAAGAACAGAAACACTTGAACAGATTGGCCAATTGCCAAAACAGTTTCCCGTAGGAATGGATAACCAACAATTTAATACAATCTTTATGCTTGACTCCGACCATGCTGTTGTGAGTTATTTCCATTCATGGATACAGTCAGTTGTAAATTACGGTTCAAAAGGTGGAAGCTTTGCCGAGGTTGATGGGCAACTGCCGTATGAGGTGGGATACAAAGATGAGTATTCATGCCGAATGATTATCAAATATTATTCAACACGTGGCAAAATTGAAACTTATTATGAAACAATTCTTGACGGATGTTATCCAACAATCATTGGTGATATTGATTTGGCGTGGGAAAACAATGACAGCTTTGGCACATTACCTGTTGCGTTTGCATACGATCGCATTGCATTTAGTGGAGAAAAGGTTGGTTTGGTTGGAACACTTGAACGGTTTGGACGAGGTGCAGGATTGTTATCATTACTCGAATCAGTAGGAAGCATTGGTCAAACAATTCAACAAGGTTTAAGACCTGTTGGTATTCAAGATGCAATTAATAAGTTTACTAAAGTAAGAAGCGATTTCGATAATATATCAAAAATATTTAGATAATAAGAGAGAGATAAATTATGACACTACCAAAAATTGATTTGCCGATTTATGAGATGGAATTGCCATCAACCGGTGAAACTATCAAGTACCGTCCCTTCACGGTTAAAGAAGAAAAGATTCTATTAGTTGCTCAAGCATCTAAAGATAGTACACAAGAAATGGTTGCATCAAAGCAAATTGTAAATAACTGTTTGATTGACTATGATGTTAATAAATTAGCAATGTTTGATCTTGAGCTTATTCTATTAACATTGAGATCAAAATCCGTTGATAACTTAATTGAAATGCAGATCACTGATCCTGAGACAGAAGAAACTGTTGATATTTCAATTGATTTAATGGACACTGAAATTATTAAAAATGATAAGCATACTAACAAAGTTAGGATCAATGAAGATTACACATTAATTTTAAAGTATCCTTCGATTGATGAGTATATTAAGATTACTGAAATGGACGAAGAGGATCCATTGGTATCATATCAAATTATGGTTTCCTGTTTGGATAAAGTTGCATCGGAAGATGAAGTTTATGAGTTTTCAAAGTATTCACAAAAAGAAATAGATCAATTCATGGAAGATGTGACAACCCCGGTCGTTGACGGTATTAGACTATTTTTTGAAACAATGCCAAAAATAAGACACACTAAAACATACAAGAATAAAAACGGTGACACTAAAAACTTTGTAATAGAAGGAATGCGAAGTTTTTTTACATAATGTTGTGCCATTCATCACTGAGCGAATATTACCAAACGATGTTTGCTCTGGTACAACATCATAAGTATTCTATATCAGATATTGAAAGTTTGGTACCGTATGAAAAAGAATTATATTTTACAATGTTAATTGAGTTCATGGAAAAGCAAAACGAGAATAGGTAAGAAACATGGCTAGAGAATATTCCAAAGATACAGAAGCAATCATTCAAAGGCTTAGGGATGAAGGTGACCTGATCCGTAATAGTGGAACAAATTCATTAAAATCAGTCAGTTCAAAACTCGACAAGTTTGGTGATGTTTTCAAATCAATTAACAATGGAATACAAGCTCAAAGCGTAATGCTAAAGCAAGCACAAGGTATTGCGGAAGAACAATACGAGTACACAAAAAGACAACAGGAATTTGATGATTTAAAATCAGAAAAGCTTTCTGATGATACTCGTAAGAATGCCGAAGCCCGTGACGCAAAATTAATTGACGGTGTTACAAAAGCATTTAACTTAGGTAACCTTACCAAATTACTTGCAGGTGGTGCAGGACTTGCTGCCGCAGGCCTTATAGGTAAAGGGTTTATGGATGAAAGATTTCCTAATGCATTTGACGGTATCAAAGATACAGTAGCGGACTTGCGAGGAACTATTGACGGTATGAACCAGGCAGCCGCTGAATTAACACGAACCGTTAATGAAATAAAAACAGATATTCAAAAATTTAAAGATGCTGTACCATGGGAAGCCCTTGCGATCACACTTGCAGGACTTGCCCTTCTTCCATCAAGAGCAGGTCGGTTTGGCTTTGGTCTTGCCGCAGGTGCTGCTACTGGTGCATATAAAGTATTTAAGGGTGCAAGGCAAGGTGATGCTGGTTTAGCACAAGCGAAGGCAATTAAAGAAGCACAAGAGCGAGCAGCGAAAGAAGCAGCAGAAGCAGCGGCAAAAGAAGCAGCAGAAGTTGCAGCAAAGCAAGCAGCGGAAGCGGCGGCTAAGAAAGCAGCTCAAACTGCTGCATCTGATGATAAGTTAATTGCTATCGCGGCGGAGCAGGCAGCAAAAGTTGCAAGTGAAGAAGCAGCAGAAGCAGCGGCAAAACGTACGGCGGCAATCTCAGCATCAGTCGCATTGCAACAAGCAGCATATGCTGATGCCGCTGGTCCTAATAGATATAGAATTCAACCACCGTCATTACCTCACCCTGGCAAAATGTTTACAGCACCGGGTCAAATGCCCGCGCCTAATATTAATATTACAGAAACACCTTCTGGTTTTATTTATCAAGATATGGATAATAATAATAGGTTTATGCCAAGGGATGTGGCGCAACAACGATTATCAGCTGCAGGATTTGGACCTGACGGTTTACCAAATTATGGTAAGGCGCCTCGACAACCACGTGTCGGCCCAAGGGGTGGGGATGCTGGTTTAGCAGAGGCACGAAGAATGTTGCAAGTTGGAGAAAAGCAGGGTGCAGAACTTTTAGCAAATGCTGACCGAGGTTTGATGAAAAAAATGGTAGCATCTGAAACCACTAAAATCGCGGTAAAATGGATTCCCGCTGTTGGTGCAGTTATAGGTCTTGGGTTTGTAGCATATAGTCTTATAATAGGAGATTATACAACCGCCGGTTTAGAATCAGTCGGTGTGGCAATGCCTAGTATTACTGGTATTGCTGCTGATATCGCCGCAGCTACTACTTCAATATTTTTCCATGTTGGAGGAGTAGGTCCTTATAACCAATTCAACCCAGCACACCGTGCACTGTATATGGAAATTGCTGCGATGTTACGAGATTCAGTTGATAAGTATATGGAAGATAAAGCAAGGGCAAGAGCAGAACGAGCAGCACAACCTTCCCAATGGGAACTCTTAGCAAGAGAAGCAGAAATTAAAGGTGGCAATGCTCGTATTGCAAGTCAAGCAACTTATTATGAAAAAAATGAAAGTGGAGGATTTTTGGGATTGCGCCGTTATTCAGTATTTAATGCTGCAGGACAATTTGTTCGTTATTCACGTACAAAACCTGAAGGTACTACATCTATGGATGGTTTCCGTATTAATCAAGCAAGGAATACTAGTTACCCATCAGCACAGCGCCAAATGGCACGAGCACAAATGGTTGCAGCAGGTGCAATAGGCACAGGCGGACAATATAACATCCATATGGGTGATACCGTTAACGCCCCAATGAATTATACTGAAGGTTCTAAGTCACAGGCAAATGTTAGAATGAACGGTACAAGTCTGCACGGCGGTGCTACCGATGATCCGTTTAATAATTTGCCACCAGGTATTAACTAAATATCTTTTTAATTTGGTTATCAATTGCAGTTTGCGGATCATTAATATATTGGTTTATATTAAATAGATCTTTAAGCTCATTCAGGATTTCAATCCTTACTGAATCATTATCGTTAAAGTATTTAATTCTTTCATCAATATCCCACGCATTAGCGACTAACAATTTTTCTTGAATATGTTTAGGTATTTGTAAACAATCAGGATCATATTGTGGATCAAGAAATGGTACAATATCGGAATAGGCATATAGTACAGGTCTAAAGTTTAGTGAGTCATTAATTGACACGCATCTAAAAATCATTCCATACTTATATCTTTTTGTTTTATCATTGACCTCGGACGGAAGCAATGCTTCTTTATAATTTTTATGTTCTATAACATTATTATATAGTTCTGTAAATGCAGCAGTTTCTTTAAGAGTTGTTTCCGCTCGTTCTGATCTACCGTCCTTTGATTTATTAACACCATTCTTTCTTAATGGAATATAATAAGAACAATCATCGGATTTGACATCCTTTAGAAACTTATCCCAAATAAATCTCCTACTGCCTTTGTCCTGAAATAACGTACCGGCAAAAAACATATTATGAGTTTTCTTAACTTCATCATCAAAGAAACTATCGAGTGTTTTTGGTTTAAATTTTTCATCATAGATAATATGCTGTAATTGTGATATATCAAGTTGTTGAAAGTTTCTTGTACCACGTGTATCATCGGCAAAATAAAACAGTTTCGTTTTAATTCCCATTTTATCAAAGTACGGTGTATAGATTGCAGGATCAATTGAAAAGGCAATCAATTCTTTATTCAATTTATTTACTTTATTGATATATCCAATACACTCCATAAACCAAAAGTAATCTTTTGTACTAAACGCATATGGTGATACACGCTTATCCCAATTAGAAGTCATATCGGTATTCATTTCATCAATTTTTTGCATTATATCAGAATCAGTACCAATATAATCAAAGAATTCGTTTTGCATATTATGTAGGAATTCAGAATAATCTTTACCACAAAACTTTTGTAATGGCAGCCTAAAGAAATCATCAGTACCTAAAATGATGTGGTCAACAACAGGTAAATCAACAAAACTATCATCCAACCAAGAACGCATTGTAATTGCATTCTTTTCCTTATAGTCAGGTCCGTTACCTTCTTTTCTTAAAAGACTATCGGTAGCACCACGTTGGAGTTCATAGTAATTATCAGTGAGGCCGCAACCTGCACCGATTGTAATAATATTATATTTGTCTTTAATGTTTTCTTTTACAATACGAGCTGGGCCGTAGATGTGCGTATAGGAATTATGATTTCCTTTATCCATAAAAATAACGGTTGGTTTACTCTCATCAATAATAAGATTACCCATCAATTTAAAAATCATTTATCACCTCACATAGTAAAAGAAAGGGACCGAAGCCCCTTTCAGTCATTTTTTAATCTTTATTTGAGACAAACGAGTACATTTCTGTAGCTTTTTTCGTAAGTTCCTCGACTGAATATAACTCAGTCATTTTTTGATATTCTTCAAATTGAATTTGTCCTAATTCAAACATCTTAGCTGCGTAATGATGGTTAGTTTCATGGATTTGATCCATATACTCTTTAGCCATTTGCAACATATCGGCACGAATTTCAAAAGGATTTTTACTCATTATTTCATTACCTTAGCTGCGGTTTCACCAGACGCATTCATAAAATCAGCCATTGATTTCATAGCAACCTTTGAAAAAGCTGTTTGAGCTTCAATAAAAGCATGCAGTGGCGCAGACAATTTTTCGTCTTTTACCAATGTATCAACCATTGTTTTCTTTGTAGACTGAACATGGTCAATCCAGTAGTTAGTTGTAAAGTCGTTAAACATTTTTGTTCTCCTGTGTGTGTTAAAAGGGCGACAAAGGTTCATCCTCCACCTGCCCACTTTTTACTTGAACGATACCAATTTTTTTGGTTATGAATGCGTCCAAGTAATTCTTGTATCTCATGCATTTCAGCACGAGATTGTTCTGATGCATTACCTTGAGCAATAGCTAATCCTCTACGACCAGCCTTTGCTCTTAGTGCTTGTTCTATTACTTCAATGTCTCTGACCGACAAATCAAATTTTTTGTTGGGTTTCATTTAATATCTCTTTTGTAATTTTGTTTGCTGGCATACAAGCAACATTTAATATTGTATCGTTAAATCCTGCAACATCAATAACTTCTATTGCAAGCCTATCACTATTAGCAGGATTGTTGATATATTGTTTACATACGTTTTGCGTTTCAAAAGGTAAGCTCTTTAATGCAAAAGGTTCTGCTTCTAACATTGTAAAAACTATTAACCATTTCATGTCCTGTTACCTCTTAGCATTATCGGTACTTATCTACTGGGCGTCACATACCCATAATAAGAGCGATAAATTTCAGCAAGTTCTTGTTGGTCAGTTGACTCTTGAATAATATAGTCTTCTTTATCAACTCGAGATCCGTCTGCGATTGCAATAGCATCCTCTAAACGTGATGCTAATGCAATAACTTCACCATCTTTTGATCTTATAATATGCATCAGTTCAGCCCAAAGCAAGGTAAGATATTAACATTACAATAACGACCATATTCTTCAAGGCCAACCATTGCCATTAGCATTAGTACCGGTAATACCGCAATCATAAAAATAATAATTGCAAACGCCCAGCCTAATCCTTTAGTTGTGCAATATTGTGTTTGTTCACTCATGCTCGCCACCATTCGCACGGCCATCATATTTACGGCCTGATTTTAAAATGTTGTTAAATGACTTAGGATTGTTTTCAGCTTGACGGAATGTCACGGCTGTGATTGTAATACCACTAATAAGTAATAGGTGAAACGTGGCACTAAGACCGAAAGCAATATAGCTTCCTACCATTAGGGCAAAAATACCAGACCAAATAAAGAATAGACTCTGGAAGATCATATGTGCTACCATGGGGTCTAAGTTGCGTAGTGGTGATTTTTCGACTGTCATTACGCTGTCCCACATGTCTTTGGGAATAGCAGCTAGTGTTGAGATAGTAGTTGCCCAACCAATGGGTTTTACTTTTTTCATATTATTCTCCGTGTGTGTTAAAAGTCAAACCCAGTTAGGGTTTGACCGTTATTAGAATCAATATAACATAGTTTATTATTTTGTCAATAGTAATTATCCGTTGAGTTGTTCAACTGCAGATGCAGCATTATTAATAGCAATTTTACGAGGCTTCTTTTCTTCGGGAATTACATTTTCTAACGAAATAGTTAGAATGCCGCTATCAAGTGTTGCACCGTTTACTACAATCGTATCCGATAATGTAAAGGTCCTGCGGAAGTTACGTGCGGAAATACCGCGGTGCAGGTAATCAGGTTCATCTTCTTTGGGAGATTGATTTCCATCAATAGTGAGTGTTCCATCTCTCAATTCAATGTCCAAATCATCATAAGTAAAGCCTGCAATTGCTAACTGCAATTCATAGGTTTCATCTGACGTTTTGATAATATTATAAGGGGGATAGTTTGCTTGACTCGGTGTTTCTTGTCTCATCCTTTCAATCATTCGGTCAAAGCCGATGAAGAATGGATCATTTAACATAGACGTATCTAATCTGCGTGTATTCATTTTGTTTCTCCTTAAATAAGCAAGATTAATATAAGGAACCCTTTACGGCATTCCTATACAGTATATATAATACATTTTTCTAAAATGTCAATGGTTTTAATTAATTATTTTCAGTATAAGGCTGAAAATTACTTCCATTGGCAACCATGCAGGCAATACCATTAGGATATAATGAAACTAAAGTCCATGAACCTGTATCCTGATTAACCGTGAAAACAAATTCAGTTTTGATGGTTTGTCCTGAGGCATGAATATTCAATATTTGTCCATTAAACAATACCGGTTCATTATGCCTTTGAGAAATTGCGGCAATCTCTTGCATCGTGGCACAAGATTGCATTGCATAAAATGGTGGGTAATTTGATTCTTGGGCAACAGCGGGTGCCGCAAGTAGTGCTGTAAGTAGTGTTAGATATTTCATATCATCTTCCTATTCTCCAGTACTACCAAACCCTCCGTCTCTTTCGGTTTTTTGTTCTGGACGTTCTGTGGTTTCATTTAATTCAATGTTTGTTGTTGGTTCAATTAAACATTGAGCTAATCGCTCACCGTGCTCAATAGTAATAAGACTATCACTAAAATTCGTGAGCATTATAAACGACTCCTCGACATAATCAGAATCAATTATGCCAACACCATTTGCCATGGCTAAACCTTTTTTAAGTGCAGTACCTGACCTAATATACATCTTCATAACGTGACCTTTTGGTACGTCAAAGATTAAACCTGTAGGGACGAGTACTCTCATCTCTGGTGGTAGTTGAAAGGCATCAGGTTTTTGTCCAACACCTTTCACTACAATATCCAACTTCTTGTTCCATGTATTGTAACCAACAAGTCTTTGTTTTTGTTCAATACAGGCTGCTATATCAAAACATGCCGATCCTTCTGTTGCGTATTCAGGCATCGTAGCACGCTCATTCATTTTATAAACATTCATATTATTTCTTTCCAATATTATATTTTGCTTCAAGTATCCAATTATCTTTTTCTTTATGTGAAAGAATTTTGATTTGGTTTAAAGGTGCAATTGGGTCTTGCGCCTTTTCAGTGTTCACAATATTAACCAAACCCCATTCTTCCAATAAGTTAACTATTGTATTACGTCTTGCATTATCTTCTTCGATAAACGTGTCCTTTTTACCATCTAGGATAAACAATTCTTTAAAATGTAGAATTGCATAGCGACCTTGTTTATGTAGGATGTGGCAAGATTGGTATAATTTCTTTTCTTTACGAGATGAAATACCAATACGTGTGAGTGTTTCTTTGATTTTTAGAAAGCTGTCCTGCGTTGGTAGGGAAATTTCAATGCCTACTCCTCTAAAAATGTTTTCTTCAATTTGCATAACGATAGCACCTTTATTATTGTTATTATTTAGGCGATGCTCTCATGACCATCCGAATATTTATCATTTTCTTACCCTCCTGTGCTCAATTTGGAATGTACCTCTTTGAGATCAGCGGTTGATAATGCTTTGAGATAGAGTTTAGCAATTGTTCTATTGCATTGGTATACTTCTTGAATGGCATCAAGGTCTTTGCTTTTATCAGCTTTTGGCCATTTGCTAAACCGTTTACGTTTACGCAATACACCTCGGTAATATTGAAATTGCGCATCTTTGAATAAGTGTGCTCTTTGATTCATTTCGTTTGCGTGAAGAATGGAATCCTCAAAGTTAGTGAACCCACGGTTAACAATATATGGAACATATAGATTTTCCGCCATCTCAGGGTTTTCATGGTTTGCAATCAAATCATCTTTTGAAAATGAGGCTGCGTTCATAAAATCAAAAGGTGTTATTTCTTTGACCATTTAGGTTCTCCTCAAGGTCTTTAAGCATATCATCAAAGTCATCGGCACAATTTTGACATAGCTTTAGGTGTAACGGTCCATCCGCGGTATCAATGTCAACACTGTAAATGTCTTTCTTATTAACAGTGCTTTCACAATTAAAACAAGTGTGCATACCTATAAGTTTTTTAATCCATTCACTCATTTGAAACTCGTTTCTATCATAATTTCGGTTAAGAATGCAACCATGTTAACTTCAAGGTCAGCAACAAAGTTGGCCTTATACATATAGTCAGCAAGTGTTACAACAAAACCTGGCATTGATCTCATTTCAATTTTATCGTTTGACATATCATAGATACGACGGAACATCTCATTCATATCCTGGTCACTGTTTTTAGCAACCCATTTACGCATATTGGTAAAATCTTTTGCTTTGAGTAATTCAAACAGTGCATCCATTGATTCTTGTTTAAGATTAATAAAAATACCTTCATCAATTTTACCCGAAGCTGCATATGATTGCAATTCAGTTAAAACACGACGGAAGTCAGGAAAATGTTTTTGGATTACTTTTGCAACTACCGCTTTATCGTGAGCGACGTTTTCAGTTTCAAGAATTGCCTCTACTCGTTTCATAAATTGCATCGCAAGTTTAGGACGGTCACTGGTTTCAATACTGAAATCAACTTCTGATAAACGAGAACGGAGTGGTGCAATGATACGGTTTTTGAAGTTACACGTAAAGATGAAACCACAATTGGATGAGAATTCCTCAATAAAATTACGGAGTGCGGGTTGCACGTTAGCAGCATTTAGGTAATCTGCTTCATCAAAGATAACATATTTACGGCCGCCTTGAAGTGATACCGCTGACGCATATGTTGAAATATCATAGCGGAGGGTATCAATGTTTACGTTCAATGATCCGTTCTTAACAATATAGTCACAACCCATTTCTTCGAGCATTGCTTTTGCAATTGTTGTTTTACCAACACCTGGTCCACCACTCAATAACAGATTAGGAATACTATCATCAGATACGAATTTTTTAAACATATCTTTAGTTTTTTGCGGAAGGATTGTGTCTTCGATAACCTGAGGTCTATATCGTTCAACCCACAATACTTCATTTGCTTTTGCATCTACAGCCATTTAATCACCATTTCATAATATAAAAAATAAGGTGGGGGCATTTCACCCCCGAAGTTTTTACTGAACTTTGTCAGCGAGCGGTGCATCTGCTGGAACATTAGCAGGCGCATCCATAGGCATTTGGCCTTGAGGTGCTTCACCTTGTGGAGCGTTCTGTTGCAAAAACATTTCCAACTTGTTGCGGAGCATGCCTACTCCTGCTAATTCACGGCCTTCAATGCCGCCGCGGCGTGATACAACATCAATCATTTGAACAACTGTTGCGATATCTTGTAGCGAGAGTTGTACCTTCTCTTGCTCTTGATTTTCGTTTTCCATTTAGGATCCTTTCTTATAAGTCGACTTTGTGTCAATTGCTACGTAATATGTAGCTTCATTACCTTTGAACTCAGAGATACCTTTACTTGAAAGCGTAACTTTGTAGTCCTGAGGTAGGAGTTTCAAATTATCAGTCTTGATGATAATTTTGAATGTGTCGGGTGTTACACCGATTTCTACACCATAATCATCAGCTCTTTCGCTAGATGAGTCAATGGCTTTAAGATAGCATTTGCCATCTTGTCCAACAAATGCAACTTCAGAGAACTGAAGCACACCTGCTGCTTTCACCACTGATTGGATATCTTCCCACGATACCGCCACTTCAACGTCAGCGTCTGTGATCTGAATTTCTTTCTCAGGTGGTGTATGAATCATAGAGATATCAGCAAACGCATAACGTGTGCGCTGTTTACCTTCTGTGATAATAAAGTATTTATCATGGAATTCTACATCCGGATTTGAATGAAGTGACAAAATTGATAGAAATCTTGACAAATCATAGATACAAGCCTGTGATGGAATTTGATCTGGAATTGTTGCTGATGCAAGCAATGTTTTCTCAGGTGTGATTGTTTTCAATACACTACCTGGTTGCATCAAAATTGATTTATTAATAGTAGAGAAACTCTTCAGAATAGTCAGAGTACGGTCAGAAAATTGCATTATATAAGACTCCTGTCATTGTGTTATCTGTTTATTTTATTACGCTTTTGCCTTTTTGTCAATGGCTTTTTTGCTTTTTGAGATGTTTTATCAGCAGTTAGTGGTGCACCGAGTGAACCGATGTGTGCCATTGAACCTTTGAATACATATGCTCCAATATGTTGCAACTGCATCCATGGGCAAGTCCAAATTCTTAATCCAATATCACGTGCTTTACGGCAGAAGAAGTAATCTTCCGATAGATACCGTTTTGATACTGGGTCAATCATACAATCAAAGAATGCGTGGATCATTGTTTTACCATCAAAGTTTTCAGTACGAACATGGTCAGGTTTATAACTCATCTCAGGATATGCTTCTTTCCATTTAATAAGTGTTTCACGTGGGATGAGCATAAATCCTGTACCTGCTTCTGCAACCTCCATTGGTTCACCGACATTAAATGTTGCCTGTCCTTGAACCGGGTTCATAACATAATCAGCAGTATAGTTTTCTAATTCAAACGGATCTTTATCAGCACGACCTTCTTTGGCAGCACGTGCTACCTTTTCCCAAGCAATTGTTTTCTTTGGGTAAGGACCTGTTACGATATTATAATTCTCAGGATCTGAAATGTTAACCGCAAGCATTGCAAGAATATCTTTTGCATTGAAACCAATATCAGAATCAATAAAGACCATGTGGGTGCATTCTGACCTTAGGAATTCATCAACACAATAGTTACGTGCTCGCTGTACAAGGCTTTCATTAAACAAATAATAAAACTTTACGGTGATGCCATTTGCAGCACACATCATAGCCAAATCTGTTGAAGCCTTTGTATATGAGCCAGCACATTGGGCACCATACATCGGACTTGCTATGAAGAGGGAAAACTTTCGTAATTCCTCAACTGTTACTTCTATTTTATTACTCATATCATCTCCATATCATTTTCAGCTCGATGGATTGCCTGCAAACGCATAACATCCGCAAGAATATCCCATGAGCTATCGTGTTCTTTAAAATTATTTTCCCACACTTCTGTACTATTGATTGGACAAAAACCATTGATCTTTGGGAAATCCAATTTTGCATCAATATAAGTACGTGTATCTCGTATTCTCCAAAACTTTAGGTATTCTTCCATGTGTAGAAGTTTGTTTTGTGATTTAAACAAACGACCTAGAATAATAGGATCAAACGTATTTGATCTTGACCACCAATATGTAATGTTTGGTTGGCTAATCAAATAATCCATAAACTCTGAACAGAACATTTCAACAGTTAAATCATTGGGTGTTGGTTTGATATGCCTACGCACCTCAGGACCTAGTGACTCCCACCAATTAACTGTTGATGCATCAACTTCATATCCATACTTTTTAACCTGATTAACAACATCAAGTTTAAACCGTTTTGCTTTTACAACATCGTTGAAGTTGTATGGCTCATCAAGAAACTTATCCCAATTGAATACCATAACCGAACAGTCGATTACAGCACATTTATTAGCATCCTTTCCGAATGTTTCGAAGTCAATTATAAGATCGTTTCTCACGCAAAGAACTCCTCTAATGTAGGTTGATTACTTGTACCTCGGACATCCATTTCTGTCTTTTCAGTATGATTATTCTGACGCAAATAGTTTGTTTCAGACATAGGTAGTTCACCGTTAAGGAATTTTGCAATCTGCAAGTGCATATCACGAGATGTTGGTACAGGAACATTTTGGGCAATGTGGTTCATAGAAGTCATTCCATTAAGCAACTCAAAATCATCAGGGAAACCCATCAAATACAATGCTTCACGGATTGTTAGTGAACGGTCATAGTGCGGATGTACTGTGTCTGCAAGGTTACGTCCAATAACAGCATTCATACAATCATCAAACACATGGACTGATGCATCCCAAACGCCCAAACCTTGAGCAAACTTTTTGATGGCATGGTCAGTTACGTGTATCCCACGTGTATGTCCTGTCTCGTGCATCCATTTATTTGCCTCTTGAATTTTACCTGATTTGTTTACATATCCAAATGCCGTTGCCGCAATCTCACGGATAACTTGACGTGCTGTCATATTTGATCCTGGTGGTAGCATTGCTTCAACAAAATTATAATAAGGTTCATCCATTAGGTTTTTGTTTACAATCAAATCTTGGTGTAGTGCATCATCTTTGACATCGTTTACATATTCATCAAATCTACGACGTGGGCGTTTATGCCAATCCATAATAGGTGCAGTTTCTGATTTCCAACCAATAGCAAAGGTACGGTCACGTGCTTGTGGAATACCATGATATTTTGTTGATGTTTTATATAATGTCATACTATAACCTGCTTTGCTGCAAATGTCAAATAGTTTATCTGCTACAGGTCGACCTTTATTAGTAAATAGTGCAGGAGCGTTTTCAACAATAATAGCTTTGGCTTCAAACCTATTAATACCTTCTTTAAAAACTTCGTACATCCATTCGTTCTTTTCACAACCTGCACCTTTTGCGTCAGGCGCTTTTGCAGTATTCAATTGTGACAATGCAGCACAAGGTGGTGTACCGCTGACAACATCAAGTGATCTTTTTGCGGCTTCAGGAATCATTGTATAGGCAATATCTCGACCTTTTGTTACATTCTGATAGTTAACATAGTGACTATCGTTTGCTCCAAAGTCAGGATAGGAATAGATTGTTTCAGGTGGCTTGCCGAATGCTTTTTCCGCTCCTAGCATTTGACCGCCGATTAGTGGAATGATTGGAGCCCAGGTAATTTCTTTGTTCATAATATATCCTTATTTAAAAAAATGCTTCGAGTGTTGCTGGTTTTTGAACTTCATATCCAGTTAAATCAGGTCTCTTATAGTTACTGTCAAATGCGGTGAAGATTTTATCATTAATAAAACTACCATCATAATATTCAGGTTTAAGAACAGCTTTACGCAATTCGTAGATTGTTTGCTCATATGCCAATTTGTTATCAATAAGATATTGAAGATTTTTATGGAATTCTTCAGGTGTTTTTGGGCGCAAGATCTCAGGAATAGGTGTGTGACCTTGCATATCATATGACGGATGTAAGAATGGAATAACACCAGCATGGATCATTTCAATATACTTTGACGTTACCCAACCTTCTTTAATAGGAATGATAAATGTAAACTTAACATCCTGTAGTTTGTTCTGCAATTGTTTTAGATGCATTGATCCTTTAAAACGATTATCTCCTTTTGCATTATTACCCCATTTGCCATAGATCTCAACATCATCAAATTTGTCGAGTACCCATTCCTTCAGGAGTTTATAACGTGATGGTTTGCCTTCATTAAGAACAACCATGAAGTCAGTGTTACGATTAGTATTTACTTCTTCTGTATATTCGTAATCAACACAGAATGCTGTTTCCATTGCAGCGTATTCACAGTTAACAGGAATGTCTTGCCGTGATTGATCTTCAATGCTTTTAATTGGATGAGCAGTATAGGTATAGTCATATTGGCTCAAACCTTTAAACGGTAGGTGCATAAAGTCACGTGCTTGCCGCATTGTGTATCGAGGATCATTGATAACTTCAACATAATGTGGCTTACATTCATTTAGCCAAAAAGTCAACGGTGTAACATACCATTTTGTCATATCAAGAACAAATGCTGGTTTGCCATCATCGTTTTCTTCACGAACCTTTTTCATCTTTTCGGGAATACTTACGTTACCGATTTGACCTACCATCATTACCGTGGCATCAAGCGTGATATTATTTTCTTCAAAATATGTTTTAATCCACCAAAAATACCGATCAGTTGGTACTCTTTCAATTTTCATTTCTGCCCAAATATCAATAACATTATTATAAGGAAACAGATCTGCTTTATCCGTTTCAGTTAATGAAGCGAAGTCAGATCTTCCTACAATATAAAATATTTTATCAGGGTTGTTGTTTGCAATAGCACGAAGAACACAAGATGCCTCATTGTCACCACCGACAGGAGAATATTTGTTTGTCCTTAGCTTTACTGATTTACCAATTTTGGCAAAGGCAATATGTTTCATAATTAAGTCCATTCCATAGTTTTAACGAATTGCTCGGGAGTTATTGCTTTATCGTCAATATAGTAAACACCGTATGGTTTACCCCAAACAATTTCATCATAAGGAACGTCGTACTTTTTTAGCCAATCGACTGTAATCTGTCCGACGTCTTCAATAATTTTATTTATGTCACCGCCATGAGTTAACATTCTGCGTGCTGTATGTAGCACAATCCGATAACCTTTTGACTTTGCCTTTTGCAGACTTTTAATCATAGGTTCATTTGGTAGAGCCATAGCATACTTCTGTTCTGATTCTTTTTGGTTATGTCTAGGGTAACATATAGTATCGTCTATGTCAACTACAATTGTTTCTTGCGTACTCATTAATATAATCTCTCATTCTTTGTTGTCTGTCTTCGCAGTCATAATGAAGTTTAATACAAGTTGCGATTAACAGTGCACCGCCATCTATGATTTCGTCATAATCATTAGGAAAGTACTCTTTAATTAATTCAGAAAAACATTCCCGAACCGCTGTGGGGTATTTATGCCCCGTAACTAGTTCGTTATATCCATGATATAGGTCGTGTGACAATTTGCACATATCATAAAGGTAATCACCACCGATACCTATATAATCACCATAAGATCCTCGTGGATCCAATAATGTAAAAGCATCATTATATGGGTTATACAGAATGTTGCCAAAGTGCAAATCACCGTGCATAGCATCAACAGGTTTTGCCTTTTTCAAACAGCGTTCTGCAACATTTCGGTAATACGGACTATCAGTTTCTAATCGTTCTTCTGTTTTATCAATCCACATCTTTTTTGCATTGTCAGGAAAATTGGCAGTAAACTCAAGAGTTGGCTTACGATGAAAATGGTTTGACATTGTAACTATAACTCTTTCAATCAAATACCGTATAGTACTTTTTGATATGTCCTCATGAGCAAATAGATCAGATAGCAGAATGCCTGACTCATAGGACATGGTCAGGGAATAATCATCTTTTAATACTTTAGGAATGAGCATGCTTTGAATAGGTGACAGTGATGTATACCAATTCTTTTCATTCATAATAGTTCTTGTGGCAAAACTGTTATTTGCATTTGGAATCTTTGTAATCATATTGAGATCGGCATGATATTCAAACGAATTAAACTCACGTGCCTTTAGTGTCAACAATGTAGCACAAGTTTTATGGTATGAGGCAATATCACCAATATCATACCACAATTCTGTACTTACGTTATTAAAGTTACCATAATCTTCAAGTGCATCCGAGATATCATATCCTTTGCTATCACAAAAAGCAATGGATGCAGTTTGCCCACACTTAAAGCTGTATAGGCCTACAAGTGCAGTTGCGTTATCAATGTTTTCTTTTGGTTTATTGTAATATTTTTCACCATCCCACATACACCAAGCAAAGTGATCTTCAACTTGTTTTGTTAAAAGGAAGTCTGTACCCAACGGCATATTTTCTTCAAGGATAATTGCGTCACCCAACCAAACAACAAGAGGACATTCCCAATTACCCAAATTTTCAATACCAACAGCAATAGCGTCACGAGGTCCATTTAGTGATCCTTGTTTTACACATTTAATATTTTTATATTTTGATTTTTCAACCCAGTCACGAATATCATTATGCTTACCATCAACAATAACGATCTGCCCAACTTGATCAGCATTCTTATAAATTGATTCAATAATATATTCAATAGTAGGTTTACCGTGGACACGGATCATAGCCTTGCTACAATTTGCTGTTAGCGGTTTAAGGCGTGTTGCTTCTCCTGCCGCTGGTATCACTACATTTATCATAATTTAATCTCCACTCGTCGTATTCATCTTCAAGGTTAACCCATTGTGGTTTACATAGACCTGACCAACTATGTCTCTTGTCCCAAACAAACCACGCATATGCAATCATACCACCAATCTGATGTTTCTTTTCAATCGGCTCAATAGAATCCTTTTTGAATTGAACTCGGTCCGATAAAAATATTATATCACTAGGAGGGTGGTTTGTAAACAACTTTTTTCGTTTTTTTCCTTCTAAAAAGGTTAAACGTAGAAACATTGCTACATAATCATATTCACCTATCCATTTTTCCGCCATCTTTCGTGGTAAGTCTTTATGATATGGTGGGTTTGTCACTACTCCATCAAAACCTGTTGGCTTTTGCAATTCCATTGCGTCATAAGAAGTATTTATGCTACATAAAGAATCGGAATATTCATTGAGATCATAACTTAAAACATTGTGACCATTCCGCGCAAGCTCAACCGAAATGTTACCACGACCTGCGCATGGTTCAACTATATCTCTTGGTGGTTTACAATACTTTGTGAGAACGAATGTTGCAAGTGGAGGTGTTGGGTAAAAATCATTCGTTCTTCGGTTAGGGTCATCTTTCTTGACCCCAACATAGACATCGGTTAAACTATTAGCCAAGGTGTGTTACCAAAATACCTGCCTCTTTAAACATAGGCGCAGATTGCGTGGTCCATAAGTCAACCCATTTCTCGGGTGTGTTGTATGTTGCTTCGCGGATTACAACTCGGCGAATACCGGATTGAATAATAAGTTTAGTACAGTCAGGACACACTGGCAATCCGTGGACATATATTGTTGCATTCTTTAATGAAACACCAGAATACAAAGCATTCATCAAAGCATTAGTTTCCGCATGGACAATCCGCGGGTATTTTTCATCTCGGTTTTCTAAACGCTCAATACTATCTTCAATACCTTTTGGAAAACCATTATAACCAGTAGCAAGAATACGTCGTTCGTCATTTACACAAACAGCACCAATCTGACTCGACGGATCTTTACTCCATTTAGAAATTGTTTCAGCCAATTCCATAAATCGCTTATCCCATTTGAGTTGACGTTCATCTTCCTCACGGTATTTTCGACTTATAAATCTATCATATGGTTCTTGCATTACATACCTCGAATAGCAATAGTTGAATTTAAACCACCAAACGCAAAGTTATTACTGATTGCAACATCAACCTTCTTTTCCTTTGCGGTATTTGGTACGACGTCAAGATCACATTCAGGATCAGGTTCTTCATAATTAATTGTTGGTGCAATAATGCCATCGTTTACTGCCATAATTGCCGCAAGTAATTCAACTGCACCTGTTCCGCCAATACAATGTCCGTGCATAGATTTGGTTGAACTTACACTCAATTTATGAGCATGGTCACCGAATGTTTGTTTGATAGCATCAATTTCAGTTCTATCATTTGGAACTGTGCCTGTACCATGAGCATTTATATAATCAACTTGTTCTGGGTTAATTGATGCATCTTTGAGGCATTTTTTCATTGATCTAATCAATCCTGAAACTTCAGGCATCACAAGATCACTTGAGTCTGCAGTACACGCCGCACCTAATACTTCACAGATGATATTTGCACCACGATTTTTAGCATGCCAATATTCTTCAAAGACAAATACACCTGCGCCTTCACCGTGAACAATACCTTGACGCCCAAGAGAAAACGGTCGACAGTAACCTGGGCTTACAACGCGCAAACCTTCCCATGCTTTCATTCCTGATAGATTTAGAATTGCTTCTGAACCACCTGTCAGCATAACAGGAGCCATACCGTATTTAACCATATGGAATGCTTGTGTCATTGCGTGGTTAGCAGAAGCACATCCTGACGTTACAGTAAATGATGGACCTTTGATATTATGTTCCATTGAGATATGGCAAACAGGAGCATTACCCATAACACGTGGAATAATAAAAGGATTAGCACGGCGTTTTGGATTATCAGATGCAAAGTAATTATGATATGTCCGTTCCCAGGTTTCAGCGCCACCACTACCGTTACCCATAATAATACCTGCTTCCTCAGCAAGTTCACCATCAAATTCTAAACCTGATTGTTCTACTGCCTCGCGGGCTGCAAGTATATTGAGTTGTGTAAACCTATCAAAGATTGCAATTTGCATTCTTGTCCAATGGTCTTTTTCATCATAGCCTTTAATTTGGCCACCACGAGTGTAGCGCATATTTTGAATTTCTATGATGTTTTGGAGTTCGCTAATGCCGTCGGTGCCTTCGGCCATTGCTTTCATTGTATCTTGGGCAGTCCATCCTAAAGAATTTATAGTGCCCATGCCTGTAATAACAACACGGTTAGTCTGTCTTGTTGAGCTCATCAATTAATGTTTTCCTTTTTTCACTACCCATTGCTCCATCAAAAAGTGATTTGGCAGAAGTCATAAGACAACTGCCGAGCATTAGGATTTCTTCATTATCATCACACATCATAATAAGCCGATCTATTTCAGAATTAAAATAAGTCATTCTTTTTACAACGTGGCGTACGGAATGTGGCATTACTCTTCAACGAGCTCCACTGAAATAACTTTCTTTACTTTAATACCATCCCACCGATCCTTGCGGATATCGTAACAACCAGTATGAGAAGGTGTCAACACAGGTGGATTGTTTATGCGGCCGCGCTTGTTTGGCATATCAGGAATTAGTTCAGGCTTGAGTGTGTAATGCTTACTGCGTGTACCAGTTTTATCATTACGTTCCCAGGTGACAAGGCATTCGCCTTCCTGTAATTTAGCTTTAAATGCTGCTTTACTCCATGTCCCTAGCATCGGATTCTCCTATCATTCGTTTTTCCATATTTTCTTTTACGTCCATTACTTTTTCATTTTCAATTATATTAATAATGATATTAGTAATGTCTAAATCTTTTTGTAGGAAAGACATTTTGGTTTTTATTTTTTCAATCTGTGCTCGATAAAATTCAAGCTCTTTTTCTTTTCTGAGTTTTGTCTCGATAACATCTGATATTCGTATTAATTTACTCATGGATATATTTATACAACAAGATCAAAATGACGTTCGTATACGTGCAAGTTCATCACTTGCCATGTCAGCATGCCTTTTTCAATAGTAAAGTGTTTATTACCAGGAAGCTCACAACGGCTGTTCCATCGAGTAACAAGTTGATCCATTAGGTATTGAGCCCATGCGTAATCATTCTTGTAACCAAATACAACATCATTAGAACGCATTTGCGATACCATATGTAGAATACCATCACGGATATAGAATGTTTGAGCGTTGGTACAAATGAAATCAGACTTACCGTTTTCATCAAACTCAACCCAGATAGATGGACGATTGTAAACCATTTGAGCACGACGGCTGTCAGGATTACGCCACAGTTCATCAAAAGCATTTTCAAATTGATTGAAATACTTTGGTGAATTTACAAGGTGACCGTAGTTTGAATTGATTTCACCGTTTGGATCAGCAGCATATTGCCATGCCGCAGGTGGTTCTTTAGATGGTCCGTAAATATCATTAATATTTGTTGAACCTGATTTGTACCATTCCAATTCTGATTCAATATAACTTTGACTTGGTTTACCAAAGATTGCTGGTTCAGTTGCAAGAAAGTTTGCACCGATTAATTCAATAGTACGTTGGCCTGTTTTATCAATAGTGAATGCTTCATCTTTAAGCTCACCTTTGAAAAACTCACGGATATCATATACGCTATCAATTCTCATGCGAATGTCCTTTTATAGTTTGACTTGTCTATTTCTTTAATTCTATTATACAACGGTTCGTTATTAATGTCAATAATTTTATTAAATGTTTCGAGCGCAAATCCTGCGGTATGCCTATTGTCTCGTTTGTTTTGAATAACTCTAAACCTACGTTGACCAGGTGGAGGTGCTTCCCATAATGTAACAAGCTTTGATCCAGGCCGTGGGTTTTGAACAATAATCCATCGGTCGGCATTTAAACACTTATCAAGTTGATTACTTACGGCACCACCTTTAGTTGTTGTAATCGGAACAGTAAATGCCTCATACGTTTCCATGTTAGGTACTTTAAAATGGTAATAAATTGTTTGGAATTTAACTTCGGTATGTCTGCCGTCAATCATCATATCCTTTGACATATCAAACGGATCTTCCGACATTTCAACTTTGCAATTTTGCATTTCAAAGTATTCTTTTACAATACGTTCACCTAATTTACCTAACCGTTCTATGCTCATTTTTTAAACCTATCATCAGTATCAATTGGATCAGACTCAATTGTTGTCATAACAAGAATCATCATTTGAGTTAAGGCATGAGACAAATGTGGCAAACCTGATTCAGGATCTTGATCTTCACCTGACATATATGCTAACAAATGACGCTGAATAGATGAGTAATGACGAGAGACAGGAAACTTTTCAATGTCTTGTCGCCAATTGTTTTCACCGTACTTTTCAGCACCAAAACCAAATACCTTTGCTGCTTCGATAATAGCTTCAGGTGGAACTAAATGGATTTTGGGTTTGTCATTATCATACTTCATTACGAGAGCCTCTGCCTTTTATTTGAGAATTGAGTAGTGGCTGATAATGGTCAATAGATGCATCTTCAATTAATGGAGCAATCTTTAAGTCATAATCAGCGGTGTTAATGTATTTTATCACAACATCCATAGTTTGTAAACCATTTTCTTTTAGATATTGTCTATATTTTCTACCTGTTACTTCATGGTGTGAGTCAGGTTTAGTAAACGAACTGCGGTGATTGCCTATCCGTGCATGGATTGAAGAAGTCTTACCATCCGTTTTGCCAATATAAAGTATTTTACCTGTGGATTTTTCTTGCCACATATAAACACCTTTATGTTCAAATGCAGCTATGCGCCTACCGTGATTACAGCGACGCAATGGAGTTACAATATCAGCTTTATATTCTGTCTTATAACCATGCTCTATGATTTGTAAACAGACTTCACCGTATTCTATGGCTTCCTCCCAATACTCTTCAATATTGGAAAGAATTTTATCTTGCAGCAAAGCCGCAAGGTCATCAAGTTTTGACATAACGTCAGTCCTTTATGATTTGTGGTTACGATCCTGTAACCCAATCTTTTTAGCACCTTTATTCCAGGCACCTGATTTACCACGCCATGTTTTGAAGCGTTTCTTTGACGGTTCACATTTTGTAATGGAACCGCCTTCAGAGACAAACTTTTTTACAAGATCTTTATAATCCATTATGAATAATCCCGGATGTAAACGTCGTAATGAGTTGCATTTTCAGCAGGTGTGTCATAAGCCCAAGAATTTTTGCGAGGACCGCGAGGACGAATACGAAGTCCTTGTGTTTTTTGGTTAAAAATACAAAATCTGCGGGCACGTTTGATAAAACCGTTGCGTTCAACAAGTATTTTTTTAAGGTTTGCAATCTCAGGATCATCAAGAGATTTACAAGTAAAACGATAGTCAGAAGAAGAGCGGTTTTTGTAAGTTACATAAGCCATGATATAGTTCCTTTTCATTTGATACAATCAATATAACTGATTCTAAAGCATTTGTCAATAGTTAATTTGAAATTAAATCAAATTAAGTAGACCTGCTGTACCTAAAAACAAAATTAAACCTGTTAATGACCATGCCAATACTTCTAACTCAGCACCAACTTTTTTGTCATCCACAATATATGCACCAAACAGTCCACCTGCAATCATACCTGCTATAATAAAAACTACTTCCATCGCTTACTCCTTAAGTTGGAATTTTGAACTAAATCCAACCGCGTCTTGTTTATATTCAAAAAAGAATGTATCTTCATATACATCTGTAAATTTTCGGTGCACCCATTGCTGTTTATGCAATTGCACTTTGCACCATTGAGTGGCTGCCCACCTATTATCCGAATGAATGGCAACGGCGTAAAAATTACCGCTGCTCATCCATCGTTGTTTATGATCTGCTATTTCTTGTGGCGTCATACCCATTCCTTATATTCAACAATACCCAACAGATCTTCAATTAATTTCTTACCATATTTAGTAAACAAAATTCCTTGTTCCCATACAAAATGCTCAACATCTTGACTATGATAAAAGGTTTCTTGACCAGTAATCCAACTTAATGCTGTTTTACGGTCACCGGCACCAAGGCTGATAACATCTTGAACGCGTGCTTCAAACTTTGCAACATCTCGTTCTTCCTGAGATTTTGTTTCAGCCATTTGGATATCAAGGGCACGGCAATACTCATCCCACGTTTTTTGTTTTTCCGCAGGTGTACAGTTATTCCAATCATCCCAATATGCACCACGAGGTCTATAACCATAAACTTCTTTGTGTAAATCTGAAATACAATCATCTGAATATGTATAAGTCATTGTTTGCTCCTTTGTTGATGATTCCAATATAACTGATTCTAAACCAAATGTCAATAGGAAACATCATTTTTTAGTAGATAAATCTATGATAACACAGCTATGATAGTCTGTCAACAAAATAAATAAGACATGGAGGAGTAAATGAAACTAAAGTATAGAATCAAGTTCTTTATGTCTAAATTAAAGTTTTGGAAAAAAGGAAGTTACGGTAAAGGTACGTTCATCTACGAAGATGATGATTAGGTTCATAATTAAATGTTTTGATATCTCTTTCATACCAATCTCCTATATCATTTATAAGCTTAGGAGTCCAAAGATTAGGGTAATCGCCTGTGACATTATACTTTTCTTGTAGTTCAACGCTGAAATAGTTTTTTACATCTTTCTTTAAAGTCTCAGTTTTCATCACATGGCACATTATTTTCCCATCATCGTTAGTAATGTGGTCTAATTGATTATGCCAATGAAGATGTGGTCTGTGCCATGTGAACGGCATTTCTATAAGTCTGTGCCTATCTTCAATAAATGCCTCAAAGCTTGAAAGATCAGTACCATGAACCTCATAATCTCTTGTCTTTGCATGCCAATAGCGAGAAGCTGTTCTCTGCCATGGATTTCTTACAACAGCAAATGCTTCAAACTTATCTCTATATTCTGGGTAAAGGTCTTTCCATCTACTATGCTCAGCTCCTGGATATCCAATAACTTTTAAGCCCTGAATATAATCATAGTCTTTTAATTTATCTACAGTGTTAATGATAATTTGAGACTTTAGTGCGTTGCAATATCTTATAGAGAACCCACCTGTCTTTGGAATATGAATAAAAATTTTCATAATCTATATACTGCGTATGCATTCTCTCCGTGTTTAAATGTCATCCACTCAGTCATACGAATGAACCCAAACTCTTCAGCATGAGAAAATGTAGGCCTACGAGGTAAACACCATAAAAACTCACAACCTTCTCTTCTTCCTTGGTCTGCCACAGCTTGCCACATTATTTGAGATAACTTTTGTCTTCTATAATCTTCATCTACCCACACTCCACGTCCTCTATAATAAGTTTCTGAAGTCTTGTGTCCTGAGTTTGAAGCTATAAGTTTATCTCCGTCATACAAGCCCCAGTAGGTGGCTTTATATTTTGTAAATATTTCTTTATTGTTTCCAAGTTCAGGAAAAGTCATATCAGAAATATAATAGTGCTCATTCCCAGGCCACAACTTGTCCCAGGCTTCTTTAATCTGTTCTTTGGTTATTTCTCTAAGCTGATAATTCTGCATAGTCATTCAGTACATTTACTACAAGGTGTATTCTATCTTCTTTACTTGAATTGAAGGCAGTGTGCTTTAACATAGTATTGGTTAAATACCACGTGTCTTGTTTGAGATGCATAATCTCATCATCTATAACCATAAAGCATCCTTCCTGTGTTTTTACAGGATAGTGTATTCTTATTTGAGAATCAGTATGCCATGATAAACAAGTAAACGGTAAAGATTTCATTAATCTGACTCTACCGATTTTATATCTTTCATTCAACATATTATAAACAGTTTCAAGTACGGTGCCACGGAACACTGAGCACACGGTGTTGAAATCTTGTTCCTTGAGTTCTGTTTCTCGCAATGGTACTATAGTCTGACCATTTTTATAAACCTTTTTTGACCAATCATATTTCAAACTACCACATGCCATCTTTGTGTTATCAGGTGCATCCGATGTAGTTGTAATACCGATCTGTGTTTGACCATCCCATTCAATATGATCTAATGTAAATGGCGGTAATTCTAATTCAGTAAAATTTTTCATGGTTCAATCACAAGAAAAGGATATTCTAATTCGTGTACGATTTGAATAGTACCACCAAGATGGCCTAATACGAACGGTGGTCTATACATTGTCAAAAATGTTTGGCATGGAGTATTATTTGCTTGTATCTGATCTCGTATCAATACATTGTTATCGGTAAGATAAGCTATGTTTGTATCGGTCTCATTCTCTAAGTTACGTATATCAATACTTGACCCATCTCTTTCAACACGTGCCTTATAAAACCTATCAAGTAATTTTGTACTATTCGTTCCGATAAGACTGATGATGATTTTCTTATAGGTAAATGTTTCTTTCATCCACCGAACGGTTTGTTTGAACTCATTAAAATCTGTATGGGTAAATACACTAAACGCAAAAATAATATCTTGCTTTGTATTGATATTGGGAAACGGTTCGTCGAGATTACCAGTCTGATTATAAACTTTATTATATTTGTTATAGTGAAAAAAGTTAGCATCAGGATAATTTTTTGCACCAACATCCAATGCACCTTTATCAACATCAACACAAGTATAGTTACTTTGTTTGATTGGAAAATTATCAAACGATAATAGGTTACCTTGATTGCCACCCCAATCTAAAAATGTTGTTGTACTTGATAAATCATCAACCTCTAAAAGGCTGTTAAGACTGATTACCGATTTTTCTACCGGGTATAAATCCATAATCCCAATCTCCCCATATTAATTTGCGTTCACCACAAGACCAACATACACCACACGGTTTTTCTGTGTCAGGTATATTAGTACAGCATGACCTCGTTTCCTGCAACAAATCAAATAAATCAAATCTCCTGTAGATTGACGCAACAAACCTTTTATCAACATTTGCAAATGGAGAATAGTATGGATATCCAAATCTATCAATTGTAATAGGAATATCGTTTTCATTCCGTATACCAATCATTGGATCACATTCTTTCCAAAGATTAATATGCGTACCATCTTTTAATTCAATGTCAACATCAAATCGAGGGTTAGCTGTATTACCGCCAATAAGCATATCATACTCACCACGGCCAAACACTTCTTTTTGATATTTATGTAGGTGAGAGTCGTTATAATCATCACCGTAGACTGTATGGTGAGACAAGATGTTGTGGTAATCAAACTTGCTAATCATATATTCAATGATGTTGGCAGACCTTCGTGCCTGCCATCTATACCGCTTGTCAAAGGCTAGAGTAAGGCATCCAATCGTTGTATCGTGTCGGTTATTTTCCGTTAAGTATTTGATTAGTAAATAAAAAACCAATGCCGAATCAGCACCACCGCTTAAATTAAAAAGTATTCTTTTACATTCTAACGGTATTTCAAAGCTTATAGATTGACCAAACTCATCCTCAAGATACATCATCAATCCACTTGTTTATCGCTGCACCGAGGTTTATTTGTCCTTTTGCATCAGGATGAGAGTCAAGTTCTGAAATTTTACTTTCTGCTGATATCCATTTACCACCAATCTCTTTCCATACAGGCCAACCATATACTTCAACAGGTTTGATCTTTTCAACTTTTGCAAATGCCTCGCCTGAGATTAATTCGTTTAAAATTGCCTTAGTTAAAAAACAATTCTCAACTCTTTCATCAATCATTAAGTTAAAAACTTTCCATTCCTTGGGGTGCTTTTGTCTAAAGTTATCGAGGTACCACCACCAGTAATCGGATGTAAACGGCCATATTGGGACATCAGATTGAAATATATTTAATTTAATATTAAGTTTACGGCATAACATAATTACCTTCTCAATATAAAACAACGTGTTTTCTAATATAGGTATAGGTCCGTCGAGTGCTAATGGCAATGTATGTAAACCCATTAAGTATTCAGCGCTTGAGTTATCTTTTCTGAATTTCTTTTCAGAATTAGATTCCATTGCAAACACCTCCCACCTTTTACAAGGCATTATTCTGCGCCTACCTAATTGCAATCTTGACCAATCGGTAAGTTGCCAACAAATGTGTGATGGAGGATCATCTGATAATACCGCGTCCATTATTTCAATATAAGCATACTCATTTGAACTACCAGATCTACCTTTATTAACGGCAGGCAATCCCAAATGCTTTCCAACATATTCTGGCCATTTCGGCCATGAGCAATCAAGTTCTTCATGCTGAAAAGAAAAGTAATTGTGGTCAGTCCAACTACATCCTACTGCAAGCAAATAACTCATTACATTATCAACCCAAAGTTTTTAGAAATAAAGTGTATGAATTGAAGTTCTTTAAACTTTATGTTTGTTTCTAACTCATGCTTTCTTTGTTTAAAATGGCGGTTGGTTGGATCATAGGCAGCCAGCTTAGTAGTATCGTGTTTGAAATGCCATTTCTCTTGTAGGCGCATTACAGGTACATTATTGATCTTAGTCTTATATGACATTATAGTTTCATTATCGTGTCCAAATGATCTACGGATCTCCTCAGTATACATTGAGAATTCCTTAACCTCATCCATTAAATCTAACAATTCATCAATGCCACCAAAATAATCAAGTTGTTCCATAATCTTTCGGCTTGACATCATAATCCCAGTATTGAATACCCAATTGTCACCATCAAGATCTTCCTCTGCCAACAATGCGTGCGCATTCCAATACTTTGCTTGGGGATTACGGAAATCTTTATTATAATTTTTGAAATATAATGGATCTCTTACATTAACTCCTGCTTCATACGCGGTGTTTACATCACAACAAAATCCTTGTTCTGCTCTCAAATAATTAAACGCATCAAACTTATCAGCAAAATATACATCGTAATCAATATACAAAACTAAATCATAATCGTGAGTTAATTTATCAAGTAACCAAACTTTATATAGATTAATAATATTGTATTCTGTTAGTTGTGGAAATCTTGCCGCAAATGTTTCGTATTGCTCATCACGCCCAAACTGAATAAATTCTGCACCGCATAGATCTGCATAATCTCGGTGGTTTTTATCTAACTTATCTTTAAATTCTGCAAGCCGTTGTTTAACACGGAGACTTTTCGGAACATCATCATCGGATGGACCACGAGGATTGTCAAGACGTTCGTCAGGTATTTCAATATAAATTGAATAGATACATTTAGTTTTATCGTTAAAGAAATGATTGAACTTTTTATTAATAAAATGAGCAACCTTAATCTCATCCCAATCAACAGTTATAAGATCATCGGATACAATGTAATGCCATTCTCTATCCATCAAAACATACGGGATATTGAATTCTTCCATAATCCATGAAAACAATGATTCGTTGTTTGGATAATAATACATTCTCAAATAAGTACTATTAACACCCATAAGATTATCGTGCTTTATTTGATTAATCTTTTTTATGCCTTTTTTAATTCTTGCGATATACTTGATCTTTTTGATGTGTTCAGACTTGCCAACCATAATACCTGTATTCATCACATGGCAATCAAACTTATCATTAAGTAGATCTCTTGTGATATGGTATTTTAATGTTGGGTTACGCACGCCAATTTCTTGAAAGACAACTTCATTAATGTTTCTATTCAATATCTTTTCATCTTGATCTTTAATATGAATGCCTTTACTCAAATCCAATTCATCAAACATATTCTCATCGGTATTGAATACCACATCCATATCAATATACATTACTTCATCATATTCTTCAGCAAGTTTGGCAAATAAGTGATGTTTATATAAGTTAACCTTTGTAAACTCAACGTCGTGCTCGACAACAAAGTCTTTCATTGTGTTATGGAATAATTTAAATTCTACACCAATTTTATCGGCATAATCTTTTTTGTTGTCAATCAGTTTATCCCAATAATCTTTTTGCTGTTCGTGTGACCAATGATTAACATTCCATGCATCATCTTCACGACTAATATCATCCCAAACTGTAAATATAATTCGTTTCATATACCAATCACCATATATCTTTGATATTGAGCATTCTCCGGTGTAGTAAATCCTGACCAAAATACTCTTGTTAAACCCAATGATTTTTCAAATTCTTCAATACTGTTATGAGTATTAATGTGCTCAGCTTCATTATGAAAGTTATTACTTTGAAAGCATACAATGCAATTTGGTTTCTTAAGGCGGATAATCATTTCAATATCCTCCTGTTCCATATGCTCACAACTTGTATTAATAATGAGTTGAAAATTTTCTGCGCGTTCAATAAAATAATCTATTGCATCATCATGCTTCCAATGAATATTTTGGCAATGCTCAATATCTTTGTGTAGCATAGGACCGTATATTTCACATTGGTAATCTGAATCAACATTCCATACCGCAACATCATTATCGAGATGTTCTTTCATTAATAATCCGGCAATACCATACCATGCACCCATAACTAAAACGTGCTCAATCGGCCCGTCTCGTAGAAAGGTTTCATCGTTTACAAATTCTTTGAGGTTTTCAACCAGCCATTGCTTACTTGTTGTTTGGCTAGGATTAACGGCAGTCATAATATCGAGTGAACGGTATAAATCTACATTAGGATTATACTTTGACTCAACATATATTTCTTCAATTATTTTAAGAGCATTTTTATAAAGTGTTTCTAGGTAATTCATATTTCATTCCATTATACATATCAATTGGTGCAGTGCCATTATAAGGATTGGCAATTGAGTTTACTAATCCGTGTTCAAACGTATTAAATTCAATACCTTCATGGACAAGAAAACGATCTATACCTGCGTACTTTCTCATAAAGTAATCTTTATTTGACATAAAGTGATCCCAGATATGATTCTGTTCACCAGCAGTCCATGTGATTACTGAACTATTTATGTGAACATCATAAGCATGAGGTGCCATGTATAAATCGTCTTTCCAATAATCTTTAATGATTGTTAACCCATCCCAATTCAACCATGGGCGCGGATCAGCTTTAATATCCATGTCTAAATCAAAGAATAAACATTTACCTCTGACTGGAAAATCTTTACTAAACATTGCAAGTTTATTCCACCAAAATCTAAGTGATGGTTTTTTGAAACATGGAATACACTCAATCTCAACATTCAACGGATTATCAGTATAGCACAAGTATTGAGAATTAGGATAGTATTCTCGTAGCTGATCTCTCAATCTGTTAACGTGTTCAGGGTCGTACTTGTCACCATGTTTCACAAATATAATATTATCGGTCATTAATTGCATTCCTCAATAAGTTCATAATTTTTGTAACTGCATTCCTGCTATTACGGTTAGACAGGTTTAATATTTTTAGTCTATTCATTATATCTTCTAATACATCTTTTGATAACAAATTAATATTCCAATTTTCAGTATGCTGCCGTCCTGCTCTATCATATGCATTTATAAACGCGCCAAAACCATTCCACTCCGCATATTTAAAAAACAAATCAATATTTTCGGCATTGACTTTCATAAGAGTTGAATTAACTTTAATGTTTTCAGGACCTAATACATCTTTAAACTTTTGAATGTTATCCATTGTTTCATTATACTTACCGCCAATTCTAATCATATCATATTCCGATTCAACAACAGTATCTAATGAAACTGAAAGACTAATGTTGTTTTCTTGGCACATCCTTAAAACTTTTTTATTAAATACACTACCGTTAGTACAGATTTGTACTCTCATCTCAGGATTAATGTCGGCAATCAACGCACAAAGTTTATATAATGCTTTATGAGAAAACGGTTCTCCACCAACAAATCTTATCTCTTTTAGGTGTGGAATAAACTCGACAAACTGTTCAAGCAATTGTTCTAGGTTTTCATCATTATCAAACACGTTTGGATCATATTGTTTAAGATCTTTATCGCGTCCTAACATATGTTTTGATGATAATTCGCCAAAGCACATTGGGCACGCCATATTACACAGATTACTAATTTCAAATTCAAAAACTCTAGGCCATGAGTTAGCATCCATTGCGTGTTCTAATCTATCTCTGCCAACATTATAATCATATTCAATAATAGGTGGTGTTTCACCTTTATCAATTCTTTTTTGACAAGCAGCCTGACAACCTGCACTTAATTTATTCTCAAGGAAGTCATCTTTATAAGTGTTGTTTAATTCACCAAACCAATAATCTTTTAAACCAAACTGATCTTTTTTCCATATTTTCATTTTACGGCTAAAGCAGCAAGGATGCATCCCGCCGTTTCTTCTTATTCGCATATGATTAAATGCGGCATAGCATGAGATAATTTTATGTTCTTCGGGTATAGTTCGTTTACTTTGAAATAAATCCCACTTATTCATTATCTTTGTATTCCTTCAAATATGGAGCCAAATCCCATATGTCTTCATTATTTTCACGTGCCACTAAACAAAAGTCAATCCATTCAACCATTCTTTCTTGTATCTCTGCCTTTTCGCCATTCCATTCTTCTTCTTGTGGTACAACACTTAATACGTTATTAGTATTACTCAAATCAAGTTTTGGGTTTCGCCAATAAAATTTATCGACTTGTTCAAATTTAGAATTAAGATATTCAAATAGTTTATCAATACCTTCTTTTTGGTGATGATCCTCTAACCAAACAGGTGAACAATATTTTGGAAATGTAACAAGGTTTGCCATACTTACACGAGGCACACCAGGTACATCAATAAAGTAATCAATCAATTCTGGTAAGTGCATCCAATTATAAATTGAGACCGTTGCAACAACTATTACGATGCGTCCTTCGACAGCGTGGTACCGATTGATATTATTTATTGTGCGTTCAAAGTTACCGCCACGGATCCAATCATATGTTTCGTGTACTCCATCAATACTTGCTTGAATGTGTACTTCTTCAATCTGATGTAAAATATCAATAACAGTATTAGTAACCAATTGAAAGTTAGTACAAATCTCAACACGGCATTTAGGATTTGTTTCCGCAACCTTTTTCAATATTTTTATATTGTTTGGGTCAGCAAATGGTTCACCACCTTTAATGGTTAGGTGCTGTAAATGTGGAACAAGATCAAGTACCTTATCAACATCGGCGTCAGTCATCTTATACATATCAGTGTGGAATTTATGATTTTGGTTTCGCCAATCTAAACCAGACTCCACCGCCATTTTTTCATATGGTGCCCACTTTGACGAATACTTACCTGAACAGGTTACGCACATTTGGTTACAGATATTACTTGTTGTAAGCTCAAGAAACCTTATTGGTGTTACCTCAGCGGCAACGTCTTCTTCATATGTTGGAAATTTAAAACGGTTGTAAGTATCAAACCGAGCAAGGCGCCCTGCATCCCAATGGCGCCAACAGACATCACATTGAGGCGGGAATTTCTTTTCTTTAAAATCTGCACGGATTTGGTTGTATATATCACCGTTAAAGAACTCAGTTAAATCAGGAACATCTTTAATATGTGATACCGCAGTGTTATCACCGGCACAGCATAAGACAATTTCTCCAATAGGATTGATTGTCAATCCAGTTTCAGGTACCATACATTTCATAATAATTAATCCAATACTGTGTTGATAATAGAGATTGCCTCAGTAATTTTAGTTGAGCGTCGGATTTTAGATTTGATTTCTTTTGGTGCCTTTTTAATTATATCTTGTTCTAATGACCATAGTTTAAATTTAAATACTGCTTCTTTATTAGTATTGTTATCAAGGATATATTCAAACGCAACATTATCAACCTTATTCGTTTTCATTTTAAATGCTTGGTCCAACGTTGTCAAGTCATCTTTTGTTTTCTCAAGGTCCACACGTTTTGTATGTAGATCTTTAAGTACACGTGCCTTTTCTTTTTCAAGTTCTTCAATACCAAGGATCTCCCTTGCCCTCATATTAACACGTGTATTGAACTCACGAGAATAACGACGTTTAAATTCTACCGTGTCATCAAGAATTGATTCTTCATCCCATCCTTCTTCAATCAATGCTTTATAATCTGCGCTATCGGGATTGTTTTCAATAACGTGAGCAACTTTAGTGTCGCCATCCTCGAATATAATCTCAATTGTATTATAACCTTCATCTATATAATGTGCTTCAATTACCTTACCACTAAACACTGACATCTTCATCACCCTCATCAATAGCTTGTTGGATTATACCTAACGTGCTCAAAATTGTTTTACTTTTACGAATATCTCGTTTTAATTTTGAATCACTGTCTTTAATAAAAGGCAATTCCAACGCCCATAATTTAACTTTAAATATTTCTTCTTTACTTGTATTGTTATCCATAATAGCTTCATACTTATCAAGACCCATTGTTTTGAGTTTTTTCTCAGCCTTCATACTTTGACTAATAATTAAATGCTTTGCCTGGGCATTAACAAATGTTGCAAATTCTCTACTTGTTCTCTGTTTATATTCTGCAGTTGAATCGAGGAGTCTATCTTTTGTCCATCCTTCTTCAACCAGATCAATATAATCAGGATTATCGGTATCATCTGCGGGAAGGTGGAATACGTGCTCTTTGCCATCATCGTCAAGCCATTTGACAAAAATAGTATCGTAGTTGTTACTGATATAATACGCTGTAACTATGCGTTTGCTAAATACTGCCATAATATATTCACTTTCTTATGATTTTACAATTCTTAAATAATATGTTTCTCTTGTTTGTGTTACACCGCTTGGAAATTCTTGAGTACGATAATCATCGGTATTGACAAATCTTGTTTGGTAACCGTCATCTGATTCACCTGATAGATATGTATCCGCCATACCCGTACCACGTTGCAGCCCATCACCTGTATATGTCGAGTCAGTGATTTCATATGTGATCTTATAACCATCAACAGTACGAGCAACAAGGTTGATTTCATATGAAAGCATATCTTGGAATTCTTCCAACGTATATGTTTGCACTGATCCATCGGCGGCGGCGTAACATGGAATTTTTACACCAAATTCTGTCCCATCACTCGAGACATTAATTTCGCTAACGGCATTCTTTATGTATAGATAATAAGTGTTTACAATAAAATAAATGTCACGGTCATAAAAAGGTTCGCCAATCTGATCTCCAGGTGTGACATCATAACCGCCAGTTATATCATATTTTGAATCTTGGAAAACTGAACGTGTTCCTACTTGAGTAAAACCAGATTCAGCACCTGTACCAATTTTATATGTGCCTTGCTGATTATCGCCAACAGCTTGGAATGCCATTTCGTTAATCGTAGGATAAATGTATGTGTCACGGAAATCCTCACGAGACATAGAACGCAAATTAGCATCACTATCAACGTATAACGGATATCGGTGTGTTTCTTCTGATATTGGATATGTTGGCTCAGTTATAGAATTAAATCTTTGTTTAATACCACGCCAAGGTGTTGTAACTAATTCAATGTCAGGTGTTTCCGCAGGAGTGTCAAAATTTGTTATGTCGGTGGTATCTTCGCCTGCTTTATAACGTGTATCCGTAATAGTACCAATAATATCAGGATCATTAGCAAACTGTGTAAACGGGTTTAATACATATAACTCAACTGCGGGGTTTAGTGCATATTGCCGTGCTGCTTCACGTCGCCAAAACGATTGTTCTAGGGATGGTGATTCTCGAAACGATAACACACCGTTAGTGTCAACTGAAACATAGGCTGCTGTGCGTGCGGTCATTAATCATCACTTCCACAGTAAAATGTTTTAAGAACGGTACCGTCTGAAGCTTTAACTTCAAACTTGTGATCCTTGGCAACCACACCAGAGTTAATTGTCGCGGTTGTAATTTTTTGGTTAATGATGGTAGACGTTCCTGCGTCAATATCGGCAATGTTTTCTAAATGCCGAGTATCATCAATAACTATGCTAGTTCCTACTTTTAATGGCATCCTTGCCTCCTATGAATTTATTTATATTTTTCTAATACGAAGACCATATGAAATTAGATTTGTCGGTGAACCAACCGGGAATTCTTGAGTACGATATAAGTCATTACCTGTTGTTCCAACTTGTCTTGTTGTATAACCTGCTGCTGATGTTCCGTCAAGAATCGTGTCATTCATCAATGTACCTTTGAGTGTAAGAGGACTTGAACTACTTGTAAGGCTATATTGAATTTCATTTCCTGTAGAATCAGACGCAATGTGTTTTAACTCACCGAGAATTAAAGCATCAAATGCCGCAACAGTATATTGTCTAATATCTCCATTTGTGTCAATATAAAAAGGTGGTTCATATGCTACCGCCGACGTATTAACTTTATGTAAGTAATACTGATTAACAATGATTGGCTGATCTTCATTCTCAGGAATACCACCTGACGTATAAACTGCAGAATCAGCACGCCTATCAATAAACACGGGGTTGGCATTTTGGAGTGTTGCACCTGTAACACTATTTGTTGCCGCAATAAAATATGTACCACCTTGGTCCGCGGTTTCACCTGAAGAAACAAGTGCATCAATTGTAGGAATAATAAACGTATCTCTAAAATCAGCTTTGGTCATTGCTCTAATTCCGAGTGATCCTGTCCCAACTGCATATACAGGAAACGCAAGGTTTTCATCAGTATACGTAGGTGCTGCTGCTAAAGTATAATCAACTTGTAATGTAGTATAGGTAACTTCTTCACTACCTGTATCAGGTGTGGCTGCCTCAGATGCATAGTTAGCAACAGTAGAAGGACCGTTTTCTGTTGCCGCTCCAGCTGTCCTACGAGTATCAATCATACTACCCATATTACCACCACTTGCAACACGAGAAACTGTAACTACTTCATCGTTTGCTAATAGGTGTGCTGCATTTTGAAATATGGCTTGCAGATCTGTACTTGACATTTCAGTAAGTCTTGTCACTGCAGTATTGGAATTTGCTTCATCCCAATATAATGGTAACCTTGCTGTCATTTTATTGTCCTTTTATAAGGCGCAATAATACGCAGCAATAATTGTGCCTGCCGCATTATAAACTGTTAGAACATTTGCTTGGTTTTTAATTGAGTTATTAATCGCGGTATCAGTTGTTGTATCTGTGCTTGCCACGTTTTTTAACTGTAACGCATTATCAATTACTTCGGTGCCTGCTACTTGAATCGCCATCTTCATCTCCTTTGACTATTAGCAATCTTATTAGTTTTATTTATAAATATTCTCAGTGAGTTATTTGCTATGTTACTGATTTTTTCACAGGAGCTATTATATGGCTTATGTCAACGCCTTTGGAGTGGAGATGAAAACTATGGCAAAGAAAGAAATAACAGTTGATGCTGAAGCAGCAGCTGCACTCGACACAAATAATGACGGTCATATCTCGGCAGAAGAGCTGAGTATGGAGTTGGAATTTAAACGCAAGCGCCTTGAAGATCAAGATGCTCAACGAGATGCAATGCGTAAAATGACTTGGTTTGCATTGTTTGGAATGTTATTGTACCCAGTAGGTATTGCTATAACATCATGGTTAGGATTAGATGAAGCATCAGGATTAATTGGAGATATTGCACCGACATATTTTGTTGCAATTTCTGCACTTGTTTCTGTTTTCTTTGGTGCTAACGCATACAGTAGTAAGTAAAACAAAAATAGGGAGGCTAACTTAATAACCTCCCTATTACTCGGGTCTTGTATGTGGACTTCGGGCTGTGTGTTACACCTCTCCCAGGCTGTCCCTACCTATCTGGTTTTCACGTCACCAGAATTCCTTTGGTCGGAGATGCAGGATTTGAACCTGCGACCCTCTGGTCCCAAACCAGATGCGCTACCAAACTGCGCTAATCTCCGTTTCTTGTTATAAGATCAAGAACAATGCTCAACTCATATATTGATTTATCTAAAACTAAATGAGCAGTTTTATCATCATTCTTTTTCTTTTCTTCGCGAAGAAACTCTAACCTTACCTTTATATAGTTTTCTGCTTCAGGTTTGTTTCCTCTACGCATAATATATCCTTTTTATTTGGCAAGGGTGGTAGGAATCGAACCCACACCAACGGGTTTGGAATCCGTTGTACTGCCATTATACTACACCCTATCAAACTCCTTAATACTGAATAGTAGTCTTAACTTAGTCCCTCACCAGGATTTTACGGGTTCGGTTGCTAGCACCTACCTACCTGTTACGTTTCTTTGCTCGTACTATGCAGTATTAAGAAGTTTTCGTGGGAGGGACTTTCTGCAGTGCCCCTCCCCTTATTTGCATTTTACGTATGCAACAACCGACTGGGTTTTTTTACGGTACCAGTTCTTTTTACCGACCTATATGTCCGACGCGCCTCGAACCACATATAGGGTTTGCTTGGGTACGTTCGACGTGATTGTCAGGCTTTCCCCGTGTGCCTAATAAAGAATGAGTTCGTTACCGTCATGCTTTTTTACCCGAAGGTGATAGCGTCGTGGCCTATTCCTCATTCCTTATATAAACAATATAACTGATTCTATAGTAAATGTCAATAGTTATTTGAAGTTTTTTTGTTTCCAAAACATTTTTTTGTACCGATCTACCCACATTGTTGCTAGTTTATTAACAAACTTTTTATGTGCGGATTGGTCTATATGATGTTGTTCAGATTTCCATGATTCTCTTTTAAAAGGAATAACTTGTACAAGTGGTGTTCCTTTTTTAATTATAACAGGTCGACCTGTAAAGTTTCTAAAAAAGAATGGCAAGTTAACTTGATTGTTTTTATACTCATCGGTATCAACAATTGCTGTTTGGAAATAAACACCACTTAATTGTAACGTAGGATCATTTAACATTGGTGTAAATAAACAACTATAACCTGGTGGTGTTTCAATTATAAAATGTTGATTGTATTTGAGTACCATTGCAGGTTCAGTGAAATACGGATGGCCGTTAACTTGATTAGTATTGTGGTCGGTAATTAAATTTTCCAAACCGTCATTTGACCATGAGGCTTCCCATTTGGGTTTATCATTTTCAATAGAACCGACAAGCATAAGATCACAGTGTGCAGTAATGGTATAACCTGCAGTCATTGCGTCAAGAAACGGAATACATTTTTTGACGGACCCAATTTGTACTCCTTCTATAACAGGAGATATCTTTTTAAACCAACTTGGTATTGTTTTGACTGCAGGTTTCGGATATTCACTTGCATCGGATAAAAACTCATCAACTGAAAATTTAATCCGTTTATCTTTCATAATATAATATCCTTTATTTTTTCATTTTAGCGGCTGCTTTATCAACTTCCTCTTGTGATACAACACCTTCAGATAACAGACGTGCTCGGTTTGTGTTATGAGCTGCTTGTGTGTCATCTTTTGATCCACCTGTATATGGTACAGCATGACCTTCACTAATCATAATAGCAGTTACCATACGACCATCTTCAGCAATAAAATCACCGAGGATACGACCAAACTTACCCTTCATATCTTCACCGTCTTTTGCAGCAAATGTTTTAAGTGTAGTTGTTTTGCCAAGGATGCCTTTTAGTCTATTCTTTGCGGCTAATCCAAATACCTTTTCAACCTTATCGGATGTGCGTGACTCAGGAGTATCAATACCCATAATACGTACTCGCTCATCTTTCATCCAAATACCAAATCCTAGATCAATGTCTACATCCACTGTATCACCGTCCACGATTTTAGTTACGTGTGCTTTATATTCATACATTCTTTGATTCCTTTTATGATTTAAGAGCTCAAAGAATTATAATATAAGTTGCTCAGGTATTATTTATTAAGTTCAAACCGTTCTTCGACGTGCTCAATACAAGCAGCAATGATATGGCCGATAGTCGGTTCACTATCAATCCACAATCTAACCGCATAGTTATCAATATCAACGTCAGGAAAGAACTTCTCCTCAGCTGCCATGATGAAATATAGTACACCCATAGAATCCATAATATCATCAAGTGCTGATTCTAAAGTAATGTCATCACGTCTGTAGTCATCTTTCAAGTATTCAAGTGCCCAATCATACATTTGTTCAAGAGGTGGGCCGCCATATTTTGTAACCATATCCAATTCCTTATTCATCTGTATCTACTATATCAAACTTTATTTACTTTGTCAACAACTTTTGCCTTATAAATAACCGTAGAGGAGTATTAATTATGGATTTTTTAACGCTTGTTGGTGATGTAGGTTTCCCTATTGCTGGTGCCCTAGCTGCCGGTGTATTTGTATTTATCACACTTAAGTTTATCCTTGCAAGCGTTACTGACACTGTAAATTCCCTCAAAAATATTATGACGGGTTTGGACAACCGAGTTCAGACTATGAATAACGATTTAGTGAAAATTGATGCCCTTTTAAGTTATGCTCTAAATGTTAAACCAAACATTGACCGCATAGCTGCAAATGAAGGCAAGGATGATGCAAGGAGAGATTAATGCTTTGGAAAGATTTACTATTAATGAAATTTAAAAATGGTTTTCGCATTCTCAATAACGACGATGATAAATTTTTTGTTATTGACGACGTGAAACTAAATATCGGTGACATTTATCGAGTTGGCCCAAACGGTTACTTCGAGTTAATTGAAGAAGGACCGCCGCTATGATGTGGATGGAATATGCGATTAATCAAGCTGGAAAAAACTTTGAAATAAAAGGTGACTGGCCCGGAGAGGTTATGGGAAAACTAAAAGACGGTACGGATAAAGAATATTATCTATACAAACCAGGCGATAAGTTTATAGTTAATGAAGATGGTTGGTTGATGCATCACGGAAACATTAACGAGGAATAATATGGAATTTGACATTGCAGGAGCCATAAGTGAATATGGATTTCCTATAGTTGCGGCTTTTGGAATGGGCTATTTTATATTTTTTATATGGAAATGGGTTACGGAAGTAATTGATCCGGTCCTAGGTGAAGCGATGTTTACTTTGATTAAATTAGTAGATCGTGTACGTATGCTTGATAATGATATGATTAGACTTAATAGCAAGTTATCTATGGTACTTGAATATAGGTCAAAACTAAATCCTAAGCGACAAGATGAGTTGCATAGGTTGGTTGCCGAATATCAGGCAGGTAGTAAAGCGTTTAATTCAACTGGGGTTGTAGATGAAGAAAATATTAACAATAGTGGCGGTGATGATGCCGGCACAGGTAATAGCAAGTGAATTAGTTTGGGGATTTAAATCTCCCGCTTTTCATTATGGTAATGGATATTCAACTCACGTTTTGTCGGTTGAACAACTTTCTCACAACAGAAAACAAGATTATAAAGACGAGCAACAACGTATTGCCGATGAACTTGAGCGAGAAGCAGAAAATACTACTTTAGCCAAATTCCTTCGCAACGTAGAGTCAAGAATTTACGCTACGTTATCCAAACAAATGGTTGATGCTATGTTTGCCGATTGTGGCGACAGTTGTTCCAACAGCGGTTCAACTGACCTTGAAGATAATACGATTGCTTGGTTAAGAGACCCGGTAACAGGTTCTATCACATTAACGATTACCGAAGCAGATGGTAGTACTACTGAAATCACAATACCAGGTGCTGGGGAGTTTAATTTCTAAATGAGATTTTTACCCTTCATACTAATATTCTTTTTAAGTGCCTGCGCAACACCCGGAAGTTTGAAAGTTTTAGGTGACCTTGATAAATCTCCAACATTATCAGGAAGTCCTATTGATGATAGATTACTCGCCGTTCCTGAACTGTCAGGTCCAAAGATTACAATTGCAGTTTATGAATTTGCCGATAAGACAGGTCAAAGAAAGACGAGTTCCAACTCATCATTATCAAGTGCCGTAACTCAAGGTGCTGAGGTTTGGGTAATTAAAGCATTACAAGATGTGGGCAATCAAACATGGTTTGAGGTAGTTGAAAGAGTTGGCATTGATAATCTAATTAAAGAAAGACAGCTTATTCGCCAAACGCGTGAAGTATATGAAAAAGAAAAAGAAAAAGGCCCGACACCTTTACAGCCAATGTTATTTGCCGGCTTATTACTTGAAGGTGGTGTTGTAGGTTATGACTCCGATACCGCGGCCGGTGGAGTAGGTGCAAGATTCCTAGGAGTCGGAGCCTCAACAGAATATAGAGTTGATACAGTAACAGTTGTTATGAGACTTGTGAGTGTTAATTCAGGAAAGGTGTTAATGAGTATCGCAACTGAGAAATCAATTGCAAGTTACAGATCTTCAACCGATGTATTTAAATTTATTGATTTAGGACAAGAAAATATTGAGGTTGAAAATGGGTATTCCGTAAATGAACCTGTGAACTATGCAGTAAGGGCTGCAATAGAACAGGGTGTGATAGAATTGGTTAAAGACGGGGTCGATAAGGGATTATGGTCGTATAAAATAAAAGAGATAAGAGGATAGAAATGAAGCATTTCATATTTTTGATTATGATGATGTTTGGTTCTGCAGCCTATGCCAACGATATCTACATTACACAAAGCGGTGACAATTTAGATTTAGACATAACACAAGATGGGCAAGATAACGAATTCGGTGATAGTACCACTGATGCAACTTTGACGGGTGATACAATGACTTTTAATATCACCCAAACAGGTGATTTTAACAAGATTGACGTTATCATTGATGGTAACAACTACACAGGTACTTGGGCATTTACAGGTGACGATAACACTGTTGATATGACTTGTGATTCCGCATCAGGTTTGAATTGTGAAACAGTTCAGGTTGATGTTACTGTTATAGGTGATGATTCTGACTTTAAGATTTACATTGGTGAAACAGCAGATGCCGATAGTTTAGTTGCTGACTTTACTGTTACAGGTGATGGTAACGCATTTTATCTTGATGCTGATGGCACAAATCAGAATTTTGATGTTAATGTTAATTCAAGCGCAACATTACTTACAGCAGGTACAGATCGTACACATTTAACTTACGATGTTAATGCTGATAGTGCCGGTAACTTGATTGCTATTGACAGCACAGGAGATGGTGATGTTAATGGGCATGAAGTAGATCTTACAGTTACTGGTGGCGGCGGAGATTTTATTATTGTTCAAAGCGGTATTTACGATAATCTCGTAAACGCAACTTTCAGTGGAGATTCAGCAAATGTTCAAATTACACAATCTGATTAATGAAATTTCATACTATTGGCTTCATTGCCATTCTGCTGATACCGAGCTTATGCTTTGGCGCTGTAGATGAAGATGCGGGGGCAATCGGTGAATTTTCAGGATCAGGAGTCATTGAGCGTGGGAGAGATGTTATTGATGGTGGCCAAGGTGTTGGGGTGCAACCCATGGATACCGCCGTCACAGCAAAAGGCCGAATGCGAATCGACTTTATTGATGATACGAGAGTCGATATTACCGAACACGCAAGGTTAGTAATTGATGATTTCGTTTATGACCCAAATGCTGGGACTGGTAAGCTGGGATTACGTGCGACATTGGGAACAGTACGCTATGCGTCTGGAGCAATTGCAAAGAACAGCAGAAGAAACGTCAGCATCAAAACACCGTCAGCAACGATAGGTGTACGTGGTACTGATTTCGTTATGGTGGTTGATGAAATAGGTGGCACGATGGTGACATTATTACCATCGTGTTCCATCGACTCCCTCGGAAAAACCAATTGCGTGACCGGTGAAATTTCAGTTGAGTCTGACACCGGGTTTGTTATTATGAATAAAGCATTTCAGGCAACAATAGTAAAAAGCAGATGGACAAAACCAACTAAGCCATTATTATTGGCGCTTAATGAAAGTGACATAACAAACCTTTTGATTTTAAGAAAGAAAAAACCTTTATTTGAAGAAGATGGGCAACCATTAGAACAAATGACGGATTTCCTAGATATAGATTTCTTAAATTTTGACGGTTTGGATGTTGATATTTTATCCGATAGTATTAAAGACATATGGTTAACAGAGTTTGATTTAAGAGATAGTGATTATTATCTCGGTGAACTACTACACGACATGGTTGAACAATTAAACATTGCTTTAATGCGAAGACTTATGGGTGAATTAGATGCACAGAATGCCGAGTTCTTTAATTTCAGAGAAGAAGGTTATGATCCTGTAACAAGAATTACTTTAAACAGAGAAGATCCTAGTTGGATTTTTGAAAGAGACGATAGTGGTTATTATCACCACCTAAGAATATATGTGGAGCAGCAATATGGATATACGATTAATATCCAACAACAGGACGAGTATGTTTGGGATTACCGTCTTGGCGTTGGTAATAATAATATTGACATCATCCAAATCAAATAGTGGACCAAATGAAGTTTATATGTATCAAACAGGTGACGACTTTACGTTAACTATCACCCAAGATGGCAGTCAGAATTATATAACTGGTGTAAGTGGACAGACTAAAGGTATTGAAGGTGACAACAATACGGTTGATATGGTACAAATAGGACAGTATCATGGTATCGCAGGAATGTTAGATGGTGATAACAATAACATAGATTTTTATCAAGGTGGCGGTGGTGACAGCGGAATGATTACTGCAATGGTAACAGGTAATAATAATGACCTGGTGGTGTGGCAAGGTAAGCATCCTGATGGTACAACTGACTTGTCAGAAGGCGGTGACCACACTGCAACGGTTACCATTACTGGTGATTATAATGATATTAAGGCCGGACAAACTGATCAAGGACAAATTAATCAAACTTATGGTAGGCATGAATTAACCGCAGAAATTACCGGTGATAGCAATGATGTTGGAATGACACAAAAAGGAAATCAAAAGCATACATTGGACCTTGATATTTCTGGTGATGGTAATGATGTTACAACTTATCAGCGTGGTGATGGCGGACAAAAAACTGCAACCATTGAAGTTTCTGGCAACTATAACGTAATTGATGTAAACCAACGTGGAACAAATTCAGCGTCAGCAACCATTTCAGTAGAAAGCATATATGGTCCTGCCTATAATGTAACACTTAGCCAACAAACCGACACTTCTGCTAAATCATTTTCTTTAAGTGGTGTATGTAATGATCCAAATGGATGTGTCGTAAGTGTCGAGCAACACAACTAGGAGAAGTAATGGATACAGTCGTCGCGTTTTTCATAGCAGGATTTTTTACAGCATTCGGTTGGTGGGCAGCAAACAAAATAACAACCCAAATTGATACACATATTGAGCAGGCTGAGTAATGGATTTAATTTTAAGTTTGGCTTTGTCAACACATTTGGGTCTTTCTCAAGATTATAATGAAATTCATCCTCATATAAGATTAACTAATGATAAATATATCGCAGGCGCATATTATAACAGCGTCGAAAAATTGAGTGTATACTCAGGAATAAAATATAGTTATGGTGATATTGCAATAGAAGGAGGTGTGGCTACAGGCTATAGGCCACATCCAATAGCTCCTTATGGTAGGGTAACCTACGATTACGTGGATAATATAAGATTATTTGGGACTACGGCATTTGAATCCGACGGCTCTGCAGCTCGAGGAGGAATTGTATTAGGAATAGAATTTATACTAAATCCACGGGAGAAGCAATGAAACATTTACTATTAACAACTGCATTAGTCATACCAAGCTGGGCTATTGCTGATACTTCGAGTTTACAAACATCATCTCACGGTTTACTTGAGAACCAATGGGTTAAAGCTGGCATTAATAAAGACTCAGGCACATTTGGCTCTGGCGGAAGTACATCACCGGGCCTGTTATTTGATCCTGAAGGTTCGGGTACATTTAATTCTAGTTATGATTATCTGACGCCTGGCTCGCCGTTTGACGGACAAGCACTAAAGGTAGATGGCACAAATAAAGCAAATAATAATACAGGCTCAAAAACTATCGTTGACTCTGACGGTTTAACAGACGGCACAGACAGCATGACTTGGAGTGGTGATGTTGATGTTGATGGCGGTACATGGAATGTTGAAAATACATTTACATTAGAAGATAATAAACCATACATTGATGTTGAAACAAAAATTACCGCAGGTTCTGATGCTGATACTGTAGCATATGGTAAATTTATTGACCCAGACTCACAAGGTATGCCGGGAGATAGTTCATCAACAGATAACGTACTTGGGTATTCAGGTGTTCCTGATACAAACATTGCCTTTTCAGAAGCAACTGTTTCAAAGTATGCATTAGGTGTTTATTCAACGGATACAAACACTACTGCAGGCGTCAATGGTTGGTCACAAGAAGCAGATGGATATAACGGAACAAGTTATACAGATGCCGAAGGCAATGCTGTCAATTACGGCAATTCAGATGATACTATTGGTATTAGTTGGTCTTGGACTGGTGTATCAACAGGCGACATTCTTACAGCAAAATATGCTTATATCTTCGGCCCATCAGCGTTTGATGCACTTGATGATGCAGTAGATGGTGGAGCAGGCGGTGGTACTCCTGGTGAATTACCTACAGGGTGGTCACTTGATGATGTTGGATCAGCAACAGATGCTGCCGAAAGCGGCGGAGCACCAACAGTTGTAAGTACCGCAACCGAAACTATTACTTCAACATCAGAAGCAATAAGCACAACACTACCTGTTTTAACTGGTGCAATCACAACGCATGACTCATCTACAGCTGACGGTGTTCAAACTATTGACCGTGAAACTACTACGACTGTAACAACACCGATGGATGTAACAACCACAAGCTTTGTTAGAACTACTGATACTATGAGTGACGGCAGCGAAGTTGTTACAGACGGTACTCCAACATCAACTACAGTTGTTCGTAATGATGCTGTTGTAACTGTAACTGATCCAGGTTCATTCGTTGGACGTATGGATCAAGCATCGCAATTAATCGGATTAAATACTCATCGCAATTTAAATATAGCTGATGGCGTATCAGTAGGTCGCATTAACCATTCGATGGGTGATAACTACGAAGCAACATCAACGGTGGTTGGTCTTGGTCACACACTTGTAACCGACGATGCGTTAAGACTAAGCCTAGGTATTAATAGAATTGATACTGAAATGTCAGAAGGCGGCGATGGTGAAATAATAACAAACGCTGTGTCTGCTGAATTAGGAAAGGCAATAGAAGATAAAGACATTACCGTCGTAGGACGAGTAAACATGGCTAAATCTGATATTGAATATTCAAGAACAATCGGTACTTTTTCTGCGGCAGGTGAAACATCAGCTTCTGACGTTTCTGCTGGGCTAACAATTGAAAAATCAACTGGTTCTGTTAGACCTTTCGGTGGATTAACTATCGGAAAATCAAGCACTGATGGATGGACTGAAACCGGAGATGTTCAAGCTGTTTTAACTCATGATGAAGCAGACGCTACATACAGATATGGTACAATAGGTTTCAATATTGATGAAGGACCAATTACCGCTACATTTAGTAAAAACATTGGCGACAATGATGCCACTAATATAAGAATTGGTTTTGAACAAGAAATAAATGAATATGCTATTGTCGGTGTAGATTATAATAGAACTTTGGATGAAGATAATTCAAGCAATTATTTCTCAGCAGGTATCAAGATACGGTTTTAAATCTCGGTAACACCACACCGCATTGTTCCATAATCTTATAGAGTGTAAGTAATGCTTCGCACTCAAATTCATGGTAGGTTTTTTGATTTAAAACAATTGTATCTAATTCAGGAATGTCCATAGGGGCTATTACAATCTTATGAGGTAATAGCCCGCCGACATTAACAAGTCCTTCGACAATAGGAGAGTTTGCTCTTGTTGTAATACCGATGATACAGTCAGCAAAAGTTCCGTATTCATATATCCATCTTTTATGCCAACCCTCATCACCACCCAAGGCGGTTAGGTGAATAGCATCAGGTGCAAAGCAATGTTTGCCAAGATGCCTTGTCATATCAGATGCAGCGTGTTGAGCAATAGCAAGGTTTCCGCCATTGCCTACAATAGCAATCTTTGGTGAATGAGATATTTTTTTAATAAGATTAAGATCTATCAAGGTATTCCTCCACTAATTTTATATCGTCTGGTACATCAACCGCAGGTGTACGTTCATTAATCATATATGGTATAACATCAACCATTCCTATGAATGCTAATGTGTCTAGTCCTTTATGTGCATATACTAATTCTTGATCATATTCTGGAAAATGCATAATTGTACCAAGATCATATGCATATAAGCCATTAATACCAACAAGATTAGGACTATCAATTAATTCACGGTCAGGTGTTCGTGTTAAGTAAACAATTTTCCCATTGCTGATAACAGCCTTAACTACGTTTACATTACTTCTTTCTTCATCGGTTAATGGATAACAACACTGAACCATTTCAGCATTTGTTTCAAACATTTTACGAATGATTCCAGATATCATTTCAGGTGTAACACACGGTTCATCACTTTGTAAATTCACAATATAATCAGCATCAGTTTGAATAACCGCCTCAGCAACTCGTGAAGTACAAGTGTTGTGAATCTTTTTTGTTTTAATAAGATTAGGCGCCCATATGCTGTCGTATTCGTCAGCAGCTACATATACTTTATTAATATCTGCGCAAGCGTTCGCGTTATCAATACAATGATTAAGAACAGATTTACCGTTTACTTCGGCAAATATTTTGCTTGGGAAACGAGTTGATCCTGTTCTTGCTGGTATAATACAATCAATCATTTAATATATTCCTTATTTCCTCGGGTTTCAAATATGATATAGTTGAATACTCGATAGGTGCGGATACAGCTTCATTTCTGAATTGTAATATTTTGTTTGGGCTGATACCCATAAATCCCCACGTGTCGGGTAAGTTATCATAATAGTGAGTATATTTGGTTGTCGGTGTTCCCGTCATTCCTGCGGTGTAATAAGTACCGCCGTCATAACTAAAATGGTGTGTGGTTGATAACAATATATCATAGATTTCTTCCATTGTCAAGGAGTAATGAATAAATTTTACACCATACCCAAACTCGTGAGCAATTTTAGTTATGTTCGGTAATATTGTTTTTTCTTTTTCCATTAATCCGCCGATCCGTCGCTTTGACATTAACGGTTCAGATTTATGAATTGAAACGAATTTACCTTTCTTATTCCATTGTTTTTTAAACGGCCATAATTGATTTACCGTCCAAGGTGTTGCAACTGTCTGCTTTTGTTCGTACCGATATATGCTTACAATCATACCATTCTTAGGAGGTAGCATATTATTAAGAAACCATTTCATAACATCATATGAGGTTTCGGCATTACTAGGTTTACGTTTAAATGGATTGATAAATTGTTCAGGCCACATAATAGAAACACGATATGGGCCTTGTGCATAGTCTTCATCTGACATTAATTGTGCTTTAAAGAAAACATCACTTAATAAACACATAATAGTGCAGTGAGCATGGGCTGTATCAGCACAAAAACGTACTATGTGGGATGATGTTGGCAGTGAAATGCTTTTATTATTTTCACAACCTATATAAATAGTTTCAATTAGATTTGCCATGATATAATCCATTAATAAAATAATATTTATAAGGAGTATAAGAATGATAGGTCAAGAGAGATTTTGTAAAAAGTGTGGTCACCGCTGCCACTGTTATGCATCAGACTGTAAAGAATGCGTCAATGATGTTTGCACAAGCTGCGACTGCAAGAAAGATAAAGAATGAAAAATATTTTATTATCTCCTATATGGAGCATATTATTGTTAGGGTTACTTGCTTGGCTGCATACTATTAATCCTTCATTCATTGAAAGTTTAAGATTACGGTATTTTGACCAGCTTATTGTAAATCAAGAGGTTGTCCCAAATAACATTTATTCAGTAAACATTGATGAAGATGCAATAACCGAATATGGACAATGGCCATTTCCTAGACAAGTATACTCAGAATTTATTATAGATCTGTACAATAGAGGTGCAGGTCTTGTTGTTTTAAATATTCTTATGTCTGAACCTGATAGATCCGGCGGAGATGAAGACCTTGCTATAACTATGCAGCAAGTACCAATAATTTTAACCATGCTTGGAGCTGAGGAGAACAAAAATGAAGCGATTAATCCAGGAGCCTCTATTATTAATAGCGATTATATTTCTCTCATTCCAAGTGTACCTGGGATTATCGCTAACATCAATGAGCTTGAAACTAATGCAGTGGGGTCAGGAATCATCAACACATTCCCAGAGATCGACGGGGTTACCCGCAGAGCACCGTTGGTATTCGAGTCCGGGGGGAACCTCTTCCCTAATGTCACCCTTGAGGTATTGCGAGTCCTTGCCGGAGACCCATCCTTCCAAATCAAGTTGTCGCCGCTCGGGGTTGATAAATTAAGAATACCACAATTTGGAATGATACCAACAAATGAGGTTGGCGAGGTATGGATAGATTGGTCTCAAGGTTATCAATCAGAATCAATAATGAATTTGCCAGATGATTTAGGAGGTGCTGTAGTATTTGTTGGACCAACAGCTGCAGGTACTATTCAACCGATTTCAACTGCGGTTGGTGGAGTATATCCACAAGAAATACAAGCAGCAATGCTTGGTACTGTATTTAATGAGTCAAACATCACACGTCACGCCGATGCAAAAGCATGGGGTGAACTGGCTGCTCTAATTGTAGCAGGGCTATTAATAATTGGTTTATCCTATTGGACTTTTATAGGCATCGGCGCATTCGTATTAACGATTGGCGGCTTTATAGGAGGGTCTATCTATGTATTCCAAAGTTCAAATTTACTTATTGACGGCATCACTATTTCTGTTATGCTGTTCCTTGTTGGTAGTTTACGATATATTGTAAAATTCGTAGACGAGTTTTTACAGAAACAAGCAATCAAAAAACAATTCGCGGGTTACGCTTCACCAACGGTTGTTAAGTTATTACAAGAAAATCCGTCGTTAGTTAAGGATGGGCAAAAGAAAGACGTATCAATAGTATTCAGTGACCTTCGCGGTTTTACTCCTTTAGGAGAAAGCTTTGGCGATGATGTTAAAGGCTTAACGGAGATTATGAATGGTTATATGGATGCAATAACCGAACCAGTATTAGATGCCAATGGCATGATTATTAAGTATATCGGCGATGCTTCAATGCATATTCACAACGCACCGATAGATGATCCTGACCACCCACGAACCGCGGTGCAAGTGGCTTTCAAAATGCTGAAAGCAGTGGAGAAATTTAATGTGGCACTTCAAAGAAGTAACCGGCCGCCAGTGGGCATGGGTGCTGGTATTAATTCTGGCCTGGGTTACATTGGGGAGATGGGTAGTAGTAAGCGGCACAGCTACGACATACTTGGGGATGCTGTATCAACAGCAGCAAGAATTGAGTCTAAATGTAAAGAATATGGAATGGTACTCCTCATTGGAGAAGAAACGCAACGCCACACAGCTGATGAATTCTTTTACCTCAAGATCGACGACTTGGCAGTCAAAGGTAAATCGGTAGGAATTGGAATTTGGACAGCACTTGATGATGTAAAACAACCATGGTATGCAGCACAGAAAAAACACCAAGAAATGTTTGCTGCGTATCAAGCACAAGATTTTGATAAAGCTATTGAACTATGTGATATATTACATGGCCACTTTGATAATAAAATGGACGGATATTATGATATGTGGAAAGAAAGATGTGAATATATGAAAACACAAGACCTTCCAGAAGATTGGAACGGCGTATTTATTGCGACCACAAAATGATTAGAACTTTATTTGAAATGTTCTTTAAAAATTATATTGATGAACAAATAGACAAACGGTTCACGGAGAATATGATTGAAAGATACTGGGCTCAAAGACAGAATGAAACATCAAGACGACTTCAACAAGCAAGAGATCGCTACAAGATTGATTATCCGCCTTCCCATGAGGCCGAGCAAGATATGTCCGAGCCCAAAGTATTGTCCAGTGGTGACTTACGATGGGACGACGCCAAATCCCGAGTACAAACAAAAACCACTACATCTTCGTTAAAAGATAAACTAAAGGGGATTAACAAATGATAGAAAAATGCGCAACTATGGCTCAGTGTGCTCAAATAGCATATATGGACGGTAAAGAAGCAAAAGCTGAATATAAAAAGTTAGGTTATACACAACATAAATTTATTGAAAAGGATGGTGCTCAGGTACACCTTATTCAGAATAAGAACGAAATTGTTTTATGTTTCCGTGGTACAGAGCCTGGTGAATTTTCTGATATTAAAGCAGATCTAAATGCTATGCCCGACAAAGCAAACAACGGATCAGGTCTTGTCCATAACGGTTTTCAAACAGAAGTTGATAAAGTATGGGTTGCAATTGAAGCAGCATTGGCAAAGGCAAAACCTAAAGACCTATTCATATGCGGACATTCATTAGGTGGTGCAATGGCAACAATTGCAACATCTCGTTTGGCTGATGGTCCTTGGAATCCTGTGGCATTATATACATATGGATCACCGAGAGTTGGTACTCGTAAATTCGTCAAGAGTTTTAAAAATGTTACTCACTATCGCCATGTCAACAATAATGATTTGGTAACAACTGTACCGTTTGCACTTATTGGCTATAGACATCATTGCCCACCACGTTATATTAATTACTACGGTAATATTAGAAAAATGTCGAAGTGGCAAAGAATTAAAGACAAGTGGCGCGGCCGTTGGAGAGCATTGAAAAAAGGTATGCCTTTTGATGGTGCATATGACCACGGTATGAACCATTACTGCAAATACACGGAGCAAAATAATGATAGATAGAATGCTAGAAGACACGTTATGGATCTACACCGCAATTGGCGGATCCATAATTGGCGCAGTTGTACTTGCATATTTGAGTACAACACGCATTGGACTATGGGGCTATGCTAAATTTGATTTGATGATTGATTACTTAGTTGAGCGCTGGGGTTTAACCTGGCTTGAACAACCTGAAGACGCATGGCGAAAGAAGTATCCAAAAATCACTCAAAAGATTGATGATATGGAGCGCCGGCTAAATGCCGTTGAAGCAAAAGCTGGTGTTAAAATCCTAGGAGGAAAAAAGAAATGAATTGGATTAAAAACAGACTTAAGGAAAGAACAACTTGGGACGGCTGTGCTTTGGTAGCACTCGGTATGTTGGTTCTCTTCATGGCACCATTAGCAAAAATTGCTGCAGGCATTGCAATTGCCTGGGGCGCTTGGACAATTTGGAAATCTGAATAAGTTAAGCTTTCCGCCAATGTTCAAATGAAGGCAGTGTTCTACTATATTCGGCGACATTTGGTTTTCTTACAATCATAACATCTCCTGCCACACAAAACCTACTTAGTTTTAAATCAGTTTTTGTTTTGAAACTTTGGAGGCCAGGTCCATCGTCACCTTCCTGTGCAACAATATCATGGTTAAGGTTTGATGGAAATACTAGTAGAACACCGTCCTTTACTGGGAATTGCCATGTTCTTGCATTTGCATAAGTCCAATTCCCACCCACGTGTTCGCCAAAGAATTTTGAATAGGGCTCATTAGGATGAGCATCACGTGGATCATAGAATCTAATATCACGGTGCCTTTGAATATTTACGTGTGGATAATACACCCATGAGATATGATTCTCAGCATGGTTATGGATATTTATGGATGCTTTATCGGTTATATTAAAGAATGCTTTTGTTATAAACAAATCAATCTTCATTCGGTTCACACCGATTGTCTCAAGGTACAGGTTTAAACAGTTTGGTAATACTACATCAAACCATTCCGCTAATGCAGGATCATTGTGTACTTTCTCATAACCGATAAAGTCATGAGATACACCACTTTCCTTTGAATGTCTAAGATAAGCGTCAAACCACATATCTTTTTCTTTTTGAGTTACAGGTTTTCTAACTTCTGTAATTGTTGTTGGAAAAATAAAGTGATTTTGAAATTCGCCTTCTTGAGTTGTCGGAAACTTTTCCTCATATCTAAATTGATTTGCCATGCTTTCCCATTTCTAACTTATACTGATCGTGGCACATATCACCAAGCGATTTTGTCAGGTTACATAATTTTGATGGATTATCAACTATAGATTTAACAGCATCACCGGCACGACGGCCGACAATTTTTCTATTCATTGATTTACCGGTAATTTTTTCCATAGTATCTAAGACTTCGTGGACAGTCCATCCTTGATTACTTCCGAGGCATTCGTATGGAGTATTGGATGGTCCAGATATAGCAGCGTTGAGTAAAGAATTACAGAGATCGTTAACGTGAATGTAATCACGTACACAAGTCCCATCCCGTGTTTCATAATCATCTCCATATACTTCTACGTGTTGCCGTATGCCTGCAGCAACTTCCGCTCCAATTCTAATGAGGTGAGAACTATCCCCAAGCTGACGATTAATACCATCACTCCCACTAACATTAAAGAAACGAAAAATAGTGTACCCATCAGCTTTCTCCTTTATAATATCTTCAGCACCAACTTTTGAGCGAGCATACGGTGATGCCATTTCAAAAGCCGATGATGTAGATGCGAATATGAAATTATCAGTACGTAATTTTTGAACCGCATTGAGCGTACCCATTGTATTGATACGATAATATGCTGATGGTTCTTTTAATGATTGTGGAACAATACTACGGCCTGCAAGGTGAACTACTGCATCACCCCAACCCATAAGCCAATGATCCATAATATCCTGTACCCAAAACTTGTCACAGTATTTAGAAACATCATTGCTTTCGCCATGGAAATTGTTATCAAACCCATGGACTTCATATCCATGTTCTTTTGCCAACCGACAAAAATGTGATCCGATATAACCGGACGCACCTGTCACTAATAACTTCATAACCATACTAATATTTATGTAAAGTACTTATCCAACATATCAAGTACATCCTGGTATTTTGCAATTTCAAGGATTTCTGTTTCCATTGCTTCAAATACGTCGGGGTGTTCACCTACACCTGCTGGGTTATTAAGATAAACTTCAACATTATACTTATGCTTATCAATATGACCTCTTGCGTGTGAGCGTAGTGCTTCTATTGTGTATTCTTGATGAATCATAATATTCTCCTATACAATTAAGCTTGATTGTGGTGTAACCAAACCACTCGTCATTTGTCGGTATGCGTTAGCAACCTCTTCATTTGTTTTAACTACTAATGAAATGTTATATAATACACATTCCTTAGGATCTTGTTCACCTGTCATAGCAATTCCATTTGAAAAACCCATACCTTGTTCACTCATTGTGAGGAACCTAGGATTTTTTAGCTCAACTGTTGAGCCATCTTGTGATATTAGTTTACCTACGTATTCACCGTTTTGTGTAATTACTGTTACAATATCATTAGCTTTAAATGCCATCTTTTTCACCTTTATAAATGCAAATTGCTTGTTGACCTGCTTCAAAATAACCATCGCCTTTACCAACGTCAGAACTTAGATCTTCACGTGCATAAAAGCACTCATACATATTAGTATGTTTGCTGACAAGTTCTACGTAAGGTATTTCATCGTACATATATACGAACACTAAAACCCACATTGTTATTCCTTTATTTGGTGATCTCTGTAGGACTCGAACCTACGACCTAGTGCTTAGAAGGCACTTGCTCTAATCCAGCTGAGCTAAGAGACCTATCTTTGAAAATTAAGAACGTATCGTTTACCGTCAATAAAAAATCTAATCGTCGAGTGCGAATACACGTCGGCGTTTACGGTATCTCGATATTCAACAACATCACATTGTTCAGTCCATTCATAACCAACAATACGTTGTTGTGTTTTTGGTCGTGATCCTTGATCTGCACCAACCAATCCTCCAATTACCGCGCCGACTGCTGCACCATCATCGTTACCTGATACTCCTTTACCTAGGATACCTCCGATAATCATACCTGCAAGAGCACCACCTGCGGCATCACCTTGGGATTGTACCGTCTCGTAAATCGGTACTTTCACATCATTACAAACGAGCTTTTCAACAATCTGAACGGAACGTGCTTGCTTTGTATGGTCAAACACTCTCACGTTAGTCGGAGTTTCGTTTGCAAAGACTGGTGTTGCAACAGTCAGCGCGGTTAGAAATACTAAATTTTTCATTTTATTATCCAATCAATCTTTTAGCATAACGAACGGTCATTAGTTGTGCTTCACTAAGACCTTTCATAGATGCAGTTTCAGCAAGATGCTCACCTACATCCGAAAAGGAATTCAGGATAGGTAACGGAATGTTCATAAATTCACCTGATTCAGATGCCCACATCATTTTACGGCCAAAGGATGAAACGATTTTTTGTGCGGCAGTTTGTTCAAAGAATGTAATGTTCATAGATAGTTTCCTTTATTTGATTATTCCATAATAACTGATTCTAAAGCATTTGTCAATGGTTAATTTCAATTATTTTAACAAATTCTGTAATTAATTCTTTAGATTTTTCACGTGCCTCAGTTTCCCACCAACAAGTTTCGTATTCTGTGTCAGTTTGTAATGCAGCATTAAGATCATCAAACTCATATTGTTTAACGTGAACAAGCTCGTGAGCAATGGTTGAAAATATTTCCGTGATATTACGATTAATGGTTTTTACCAAAATCAGATAATAACCTTTTTCTATATCAACACATATACCATTGCCTTCGAGCTCATCCTCAGCTTCGAGGACGATTTGCTCTGGGAACACGTTTAGATTGTTACAACAAAATGCAACAAACTTTTTTACCAGATCTTCATTATCAAGATTAGTTTTAATCATCATCTTCGTAATCAAAGTCTTCAAGGTATTCGTTATATTCTTCTTCAATGCTAAAATGTTCTAGCAAATCATCAGGAATTTCATCAATTGACGAACGGTCTTCCAAATTATATTCGTAATACTCGTCTTCCATTGTTTCAGAATTAAATTGCCCAACAAACCCAATGCCTGACTCCCAATATTTCAAATCAACAGAACAGTCTTTGTTAAGGGTGGCGAATGTTTCCAATGCGGTGATTGGTGGACCCCATGCAGAATCGACAGTACCAACAATACGAAGTGTATTAGCGTTTACAACATCAAGTTCTAGGTTCTCAGGATCAACATCCCATTTAGTACCCCATGCTTCAAGCTGGTCACCGATTCCGATTGATTCATCTTCCTTAAGAGGTACGAGTTGTTGAAGTAAACCACCTTGATCTTGAGCCTTTTCAAAAATCTCAGTGATTAAATCAGTCGGTCCGCTTATTTCAATATCATTCATACACCAATTGGGCATGCTGTTTCTCCTTTGTTATTATGTTATTATAACTGATTCTATTTTGAATGTCAATAGGATTTAAAGCAATCAAACATAATCTTTTCTAATTCGAAGGCTTCTTGTTCCCATGGTGAATTATAATAATCACCATCAAATGTTTTACCATACCAACGTGACGGTTTCTTACCGATACCTGAAACAAGCTCACCTTTTAGGTATTGTTTAACGTGTACCATTTCATGGAAGAAAGTAGTGAGGATCTGGTCTTGCTGGTTTTTTCCATCAATATAAACACACAGCTCAAGATCCTCAGGGTCGTATTCAACATAACCAAAACAATCATTATCGAACTCACCATTAAATAACACTTCCATTTCACCTTCGATTTCAAGGAACTCTGATGCAAACGCAACAGCACGGTCCATCATGGCATCAGGTATTTTTGCTGGTTTATCATATGAGACATAAAACATTATGCCACCTCTTTAAGATCAAGCTCAAATTGTTTCTTTGCAGTTGTATTGTTCCAATACCGCAAATCAGTTTCAGCTTCTTTGATTTCCTTGGCAAGCTTTTGTACCATTTCATCAGTTAGGCTCATAATGTTAATTGCGAGTAACTTATCAGCATCTTCTGGTAATGCTGAGGTGACATTAAGGATTTGCTCGGCGACATCTTTTTTCTTGCGGTTCTTGAATACAATTTTATCATCAAGTACTGCTTGGATGAATTCCATTTTAACACGTAACCAACGTGCTAATTCGATTGCTTCTTGTTTACGCAATTCAATACGAGCATTGAGAATACCCAAACGGTAATCACAAAAATCTTTAATGAGATCAAGTTCATTTTTGTACTCACGGAGTTTACCATTAAAATCAATAACAGTAATATTTTCGGTGAGTGGCTTTGATAATTTGAACTTACGATATATTTTATCGTTATCCCAATCTGAACTACCTTTTTGTTTTAATTTAACATCAAAACGAAAACCAGTTTTATCACATAAATCTTCATATGATACAATGTCACCATCTTCCTCAAGTTTATCGAGAACCTTAACGTAACCTTCACGGTCAAAACCGTATGGTACTTCAGTGATTGTCATTGTTGTTTTGGTTGGTTTACTGAAAACACCATTAACAGAATACTTATCTTCGATAGAATCATATGTAACTGTACCATTGAAATCAGGAAAGGACACTGGAAGTCTTCTCGATATGTTACCACTCGACAAGTATTCATCGCAAGCACGAGAGAGATCGTTTTTTGATCGCGGAAGAATGTTTGTTGCGAAACCAGTTGCAATTCCTTTAGTTCCATTTGCCAATACCAAAGGAATAACTGGCAGGTAGAATGCTGGCGGCTCATGCTCAGGATCATTATGTTCAGGTGACAATTCCAAATCTTTGATATATGTTTTGAAATTTTCATGGACACGAGTATATACATAACGTGCCGCACCAGGTTCTTGAACAAGTCGAGTACCAAATGACCCACGGCCTTCAACTAAACAAATATTGTTATTCCATGTTGCTGCCATCAATTGACCGGCACCTGCCGCTGATGTTTCACCGTGGTTGTAGCCGTAATCAGAAATGATACCAGCAACAGCAGATACCTTTTTGAAATCTGATTTAGAGTTTAGCAATGAGGAGTACAAATAAAACCGTTGTACTGGTTTCAACCCATCAATCATATTTGGGATTGCTCTCGACTCAACCGTATACATTGCAAATGATAACCATTCGTTTTTAGCAACGGCGCTAATTGGGTATTGGTGTTGATCTTCAACAAAATCTAAAACGCTCATAGTAATTCCTTTATGATTCTATCCATTCTACAACATTAAACCTGGTTTGTCAACCGATAATTACAGTACACCATCCAACCTTCATAAGCAAAGTATGCCATGATGGGTCCAATGAATGGTGCAAAGAATAGGTTGAGCATTATCCATGCAAACAAAATAGCTAACAATATGTCATACCATAAAATCATGCGAACATATACTCCTTACGCAAGGTTGAGTCTTTACCGAACATCATTTGGAATACTGATGCATCATCAACCGTAACCGTATCATAAACCGGTTTATTAATAATGGTATCATATTCATCTTCGGTCAAGCTGCCTAGGCCTTTGATATAACGGTGCTTCCAATTTGTTTGTTCTTGTTTGAACTTTGAAGCATCTTCATATGTGTAGAACCATTTAATGTCTTTGCCTTTAGTTGAAATCATAATTGGAGTACGTGTGATTTTAACACGTTTCTCAGATAACAACCGCGGCCAAAATTTGTAAAAGAATGCAATCAGCAACGGACTGATGTGGCCAATACCATCGTGGTCAGCATCGGTTAATGTTGCAATTGATTCATATGACATATTATCAATAGAATTTGGATTGTTAATGTCGAGGTTTAGAACCGCAACCAATTCTGACAATTCTTTGTTCTTTAGCACATCCGCAGGTTTCATATCCCACGTGTTCATAATAACACCACGCAATGGATATGCACCAACCGTATCAGGATCACGTACTTTGAGTAAGAAACCCATTGCCGAGTCACCTTCAACAATTTTCAGTGTTGAGTTTGGTTTGTTAGCAGAGATGTGCTTTGCAACTTTGACTTTTCTCAAATTCTTTTGAGCAATTGTAGCGGCACGTTTATCAGCAGCCTGTTTCTTTGCAAGCTGTGCTTCGATAATTGGTTCAATAATTGACGGTGTTGCCATGATCTTACGAGCAAAGAATAAAGCATCTTTTACGTTTGCTTCTGTGTAGTGTTCTTTGACATTACCCATTGGGTTTGTTAACCGTTCCTTTGTTTGAGAATCAAACTTTGGATTGGTGAAGTTTCGAGCAAACATAACCATGGTCAAACCATTTTTAATTGTCATATTACCGACTTCAATACGGTGTTTCCGTTTAATCATAACAGCCAATTGAGTAATTACGTTATGCATTATCCAATCAACATAAGTACCACCTTGACGAGTATTCACACCATTAACAAATGAGTTTGAACGGAACCCATCAACTGAACCCGCAAAGAAAAAGGATAAGTTGTATGATTTCTCAATGATAACATCACTGCCATCTTTTACAAACATATCGGCATATTTTTTGAGGTTGTTGACCTTAATACGTTTCTTATTAAACGAAAACGAGATCTCAGGAAATGCCATTTGCAATGAAATCAACCGATCTTCAAGTAATACAATTGTATCAAGTTCAGAAAGGTTATTAACTTCAAACAAGTCAAAGTCAGGTATAAATGATACCTCAGTACCATTGCCTTCACGTTGACCATTCTTTTCATTAATAGTCTCGGCACCGTTCTTACATTCAACAATAAGCATATTGTTATTTGACCAAGTCTTACCGACAAATTTCTTTGATAGGAAATTGGTTGCCGCTGAACCGACACCGTTTGTACCGATTGTTACGCGTTCATCATCAAACGATGTACCAGCATTAACTCTTGTCCATGCCGCAGTTGCTCGAGCAATTTTTGTATCGGATGTTTCATCGTACACCAGTTCTTGTGGAATACCACGACCGTTGTCCGTAACGATTACTTTATCATCGGTCACAGATACATTAATACGGTTTGCGAATTTGAAATTTGTACGAATTGCTTCATCAAGTGAGTTGTCGAGTATCTCATCAATCATTTTTGACAATGCAGGTACGTATGTGGCATTTTTCCACTCACCGAGAACAAACCGCTCAACCTGTTCTTTTGCACTTGAACCCATATACATTCCGATACGTTCACGGACGTGTTGGCGAGCAGTTAAAATTTTAAATTGTTCAGACATATAGAATCATTCCTTAGTTATCTTATACCATACTAACAAAGTTTTCAGAACTTGTCAACTACTTTTTTGTTAGGTAAATCATAAACTCGCCCCGCATGGCATGAATATCAGCATCATTCCATATCCGAGTTTTCATTGTATCTTCCATGAAATTCATATCAAATTGCAATGTATCAATAAGGGGTCGAAGAAATTGTTCTCTAAATTTAATGAATTTTTGAGGACCATCAGTTGATGCTCGAAGGTGACACTCAACCGCAATGTGTTTTACATTATTAATACAGAAGTCGAGATTTTCCTTTGATAAGACATCATATTCTCCGCCTTCGCAATCAATTTTAAGATAGTCGATTTTATCAATATTGAATCTGTCAAGGAAATATGCAAATGATTTTACTTCAAACTCATCGGTATAAAATACGTTATCAGTATGACCCATTTCTGAACCAATTGCGTATGGGATAGGTACAACTTTTTGTTCAGGCTCGTCTATTACATACTGCCATGTATTATTTACGATTGCTTTTAAAAATTTTGGGTTAGGTTCAATCGCATAAACCTTTTTAGCACCTCGGTCGAGAGCATGGGCAGTAAACATACCAACGCATGCTCCTACATCCACACATATATCACCGGGTTGTACCTTATACCACCATTCATAATCTTTTCGGACAAAAAATTCTCTATGCATTGTAGCTACGCTTACCATACACAAATCACTCGTATCCATAAATAAATTCAATGCTTTGCCGCTCATTATTGTCTCCTATATTATAAGTTGCCAATCCAATGGCTGCAATCATCACACGGGTCGTCCCACAAATATACGGGCTCCATGCACTTTCCACTTTTGGTTGTTGATGTTGGCTATTTATTATAAATACTCATACTAACTGATTCTATATAAATGTCAATAGGAAAATACCATGCAAACAAATTATCTTGATCCAACCTCCTTTAAGGTTGCAGTTTCACGCCTTCCAAATGTTGAGTTTTTTACTCGACGAACAATTATCCCAGGTGTTACAATGTCACCCGTGGCACGGCCATCACCTATTAGGAATTTATATGAGACCGCGGATCGACTCGAATATGCTGAACTTGATCTAAGTTTTGTGGTTGATGAAAATATGGCAAATTATCAGGAAATCCTATATTGGATGGAATCATTAGGCAAATCAGAAACGACTGATCAGTTTGCTCGTTTGGAAAAAGCAGATGAAGGCATCGTATCCGATGTTACTATTATTGTCGAGAACAGTAATAAAAACCCAAATATGCTGTTTACGTTTACCGATTGTTTCCCAACAATTTTATCACCGTTAAGCCTTGATATAACACAACAAGATATTGTATATCCCGAGGCAACAGTTACAATGAGACATAACGGATTTAAACTCACACAAGTTAGTTGACAAAATTCTAATTCTGTGTTAGAATCATATATGATTGAAATAGTGAGGTAAAGAATGAGTACTGATGATATAAGTGCGTTATGGTCGGTTGACTGCAAAATTGACGAAACAAATTTAGCCGGTGAATCAAAAAGAATTCCTGAGCTACATAACAAGTATTACAATTTATATTACAAAGAAGCACTTAAAGTTAAAAAGCTTAAGGCTGATTATAAAGAATTGGAAATGGCAAAGACTGAATGGTTTGATGGTTCTATGGCAATGGAAGATTTAGCCGAGCGAGGTTGGAAACCATACCAAAAGAAAATTATTAGACAGGATATGAATAAATATCTACAAGCGGATAAGGATATTATTAATTTAAGTTTAAAAATTGATTATCATTCTGCACGTGCTAACTTTCTTGAAGATATTATTAAAACCATTCATAGTAGAAATTTTATTGTAAAAAATATTATTGATATTATGAAATTCCAAGCAGGAGATTATTAATGACAGAAATTACTAATGTATATGGGCATCCTGCTATTTACCCAAATTCTGAAAACATTAAACCTCCATTGGAAAAAGAACGGCTTCGTGTGGTTGAAGCAGCTACACGCACTGAACTTGAACTCAATCAAATCAAAGAAATTGAAGAACGGGTTGAAGAGATAAATACACTCAAACAACAGGCAATAGCCCGCTATGACCCATACGGTAATGCTGTTCCTATTGCTCATACTGAAGGTGAATTTGTAAATATTGAAGTATAGGATGATATGACTGAAATTGTTAATGTAGAACCAATTAATGCGGTTCATATGAAAGTAACTGCTGATCCGTCAACACGGCAAGAGATTATGAATTATTTCTCGTTTCGACCTGACGGCTATCAATTTGTGCCTTCATATAAGAACCGTGTGTGGGATGGATATATTCGTTTGTATCAACCAATGCGTCCTACGTTATATGTAGGTCTATTATCTTACCTCCAAAAATTCTGTGAAGATCGAGAGTATCAACTCAATATTGATGGTGAGTTATATGACCAAGAACCTGTTCCTGATGATTATGGATACGAAATTGCTCGTGAGATCAGCTGTAAATTTGAACCACGTGATTATCAAAACGAGTACATTGTAAATGCTATTCGTAATAACAGATCACTTTCAGTATCACCAACCTCCTCGGGTAAATCGTTAATAATCTATTTACTACAACAACATTATCATCAAGCATATGGTCACCGTACTTTGATTATTGTTCCGACAATTTCATTGGTATATCAGATGCAAGGTGACTTTGCAGATTATGGTTGTGATCCTAAAGACATCTATACAATTAAAGGTGGTGTGGATAAGAACACTAATGCACCTATTGTTATATCAACATGGCAGTCACTTATTAAATTACCTAAGGCATGGTTTGACCAATTTCGTGTTGTCCTTGGTGATGAAGCTCACTTGTTCCAGGCAAAATCACTCACTAAGATTATGGAAAAGTTGACCGACTGTAAATATCGCCATGGATTTACCGGTACATTGAAAGCATCAGAATCAAAAACACACCGACTTGTTCTTGAAGGATGTTTCGGGCAGGTAAAGAAATTTGTATCAACAAAAGATTTGATGGACGCAGGTACTGTCGCTGACTTTAATGTTAAGGCAATTGTATTGAACTATACACCTGAGACCAAAAAGGATTTCAGAAAAGCATTGAGATCTGTTCAAGATACAAGCCGTAAGTATCCCGCAGAACGTGAGTTCATTATTAATAACAATAAAAGAAATATATTCATTCGGAACTTACTTTGGTCACTTAAAGATCAGAATAATCTTGTATTATTTGATCTCGTTGAAAAACATGGTAAAGTGTTAGAGCCACTCCTTCGGAGAGACGACCGTTGCTTGCATTTTGTATATGGTGGAACTAAAGGTGATGAGCGTGAGCGGATTAGAAATCTCGTAGAAAATGATCCAGTTAAACAGCACGATATCCTTGCATCCTATGGTGTATTTTCGACTGGCGTCAACCTTAAGAAACTCGATAATGTGATATTTGCATCTGGTTCTAAATCTGAAATTAAAGTATTACAATCAATTGGACGCGCACTCCGTAAGGGTAATGATGCGGACAAGGCAACACTATATGATATTACCGATGATTTATCTTCAGGATCATTTGAAAACTATACTCTGAAACATTTCCGCAAACGCATTGAAATATATGGATCCGAACAATTTAATTATAAAATTTATACTGTTAACATATAATATTGTTTATAGAGCATAAATGCTATTATACACAGTCTGGAATATTTGTCAATAGTTAATTTCAGTTATGTTAGAAAAAAAATCCATTGACAATACCACAGAGTTGCGATATATTAAAACTAATCTCAGTAAAGGAGGATACCGTAATGGGAAAACCTACGAAACCTCGTAAGAAAAATTACGTCAACAATAAAGACTTATATGAAGCATTGATTGCATACAAAGGACGGATTAAAGAAGCAGAGGACAGTGGTGATGAAATTCCACGTGTTCCTGACTATATCGGCAAATGCATTTATCAGATCGCAACACGATTGGCAACTAAACCAAATTTTAGTGGCTATTCGTATAAGGAAGATATGATTAGTGACGGTATTGAGAATTGTCTACAATATATTAATAACTTTAATCCTGAGAAATCTCAAAACCCGTTTGCTTACTTCACACAAATTATTTGGTTCGCATTTCTACGCCGTATTCAAAAAGAAAAGAAGCAAATGTATATTCGTTTTAAATCATCTCAACAAATGCTTGCATCAGGTGGTACCTATACAGGTGAAGATGTAACTCTTAACTTAACAACAAATGCTGATTATATGAACTCGTTCGTTCAGGATTTTGAAGATAAGTTGGCTAAGGATAAAGCGAAAAAGAAATGAAAATAGCAATTATTACTGATATGCACATTGGTGTACGTGGTGACTCTAAAGTATTTCTGGATCATCAGGAAAGGTTCTTTAATGAAGTATTCTTTCCGTATATTGATGAGCACAACATTAAAACAGTACTCGATTTAGGTGATACGTTTGACCGACGCAAGTTTGTTAATTACGTTACGCTTGACCGTGCTAAAAAGATGTTTTTTGACCAGCTAGCAAAACGTGAGATTGAATACCACGCAATCGTTGGTAATCATTCGGTATACTATACAAATACAAACGAAATCAATTCAATGCGGTTGTTACTTCAAGAATATAGCAAGTTCCATATTTACGAAAGTAAACCTGTTGAGTTGACATTTGGCTCAACCGATGTTATAATGGTTCCATGGATTACAAAAGATAATTCAGAAGACACTATGACTACAATGGCAGAATCAAAAGCAAATATTTGTATGGGTCACTTTTCAATCCAAGGATTTGAAATGCTCAAAGGAGCTATCAATGACCACGGGTTGACGCGTGAAATCTTTACACATTTTGAACAAGTATACTCAGGACACTTTCATCATCCATCAGAATATGGAAATATCAAATATCTTGGTGCACCATATGAAATGACTTGGTCGGATTATGAAGGTCGACGTGGTTTCCGTGTTCTTGATACTGAAACACGTGAGCTTGAATGGGTTCTTAATCCATATGCGGTATATAATAAAATTGACTATGATGATACCGATATGACAATTGAAGATATTGCTAACCTTGATGTTTCGGCAATTAAAGATACATACATTAAAGTAATCGTAAAGACAAGATCAAATCCGTATATCTATGATCTGTTTATGAATAAGCTTACCGACTCGGGTGCTGCCGATGTAAAAGCAATTGAGGACTCGTTAAACCTTGAAGATGCAGGAGTTGATGAGATCCTAGATGAAACAAAAGACACAAAGGATATTTTACATCAATATATTGAATCAATTGATACAAGTGTTGATAAAGGAAATATTCTTAAAGTAATTGATGAGTTATATATTGAGGCACAGCAGATAGCATGAAGATTGTATTTAAAGAAGTTCGTTATAAAAACTTGTTATCTTCGGGTAATTCATGGACGGTTATTCCATTAAATCTCAGCAGAACCACACTTATTAGTGGTACAAACGGTAGCGGTAAATCAACATTACTTGATGCTATCGTATTTGGTTTGTATGGCAAAGCATTCCGTAAAGTTAATAAAGCACAATTGATTAATAGTATTAACGGCCGTGAAACTGTTGTTGAGATAGCATTTCAGATCGGTCAGAATAACTTTATGATCCGTCGTGGTATTAAGCCAAATATCTTTGAGATATGGAAAAACGGTGAAATGATTAATCAGGATGCTGCCTCACGTGACTATCAGGCATATCTTGAACAAAACATTTTAAACTTAAATTATAAATCGTTTAATCAAATTGTTGTATTGGGTTCAGCAACATATGTTCCTTTTATGGAATTACCTGCTCATACACGCCGTGATATTATTGAAGACCTATTAGACATTCAGGTATTCAGTACAATGAATTTATTACTTAAAGATAAAGTTAATTCAAACAAAGAACAGATCACTGAAAACAGTTATCAAATGGATTTAACCGAATCAAAATTGAGCCAAGCAAAGGAACACAATGCATCAATTCGTAAAATTCGAGAAGCTGAAGTGGACAAAGTTCGGCTTAAAATGTCCGAGCACATTGCAAAAATTGAAGGAGAAACAGAAAGCATTGGAATTCTCCAGGATAATATTACAACCCTCACATCCACAATATCCGATAAAGCTTCCCAAAAGTCTAAATTGGAAAAAGCAAAAAGCATTAGGCGAGATCTCGAATCATCACTACGTGGACATGCAAAAGAATTAGCATTTTACCATGACCATGATAATTGCCCAACCTGTAAGCAAGGTATTGAGCATACGTTTAAAGAAAACATTATCACTGAAAAAAGTAAAAAGCAAACTGAAATTGAAACAGCGTTGGTGCAACTTGCAGAAAAGGCAAAAGAATATACTGATAGGATTGAAGAGATCTCTAAGGTTGAGGATGTAATAACCGACCTAAACTTGACTATTGGTGAACACCGTGCTACTATTAAAATGTCAAAATCTGCATTGGTATCATATAAAAATGAATTGACACAAGCAGAGGCTGAACTCGAAGAAGTTGATACTTCAAAGCTGCAGCAATATGCCGACGCACTTACCAATTATGAGGTTGAGCAAACCGATCTGTTTAACCATAAAGAAGTACTCAATATTGTTCAAACAATGCTACGTGATGGCGGTATTAAAACGCGGATCATCCGTCAATATATTCCAGTAATGAATAAACTGATTAATAAGTACCTTGGTGCCTTTGACTTGTTTGTTGACTTTCAACTTGATGAAAATTTTAATGAGGTTATCAAATCAAGGTTCCGTGACCAATTCTCGTATGCTTCGTTTTCTGAAGGAGAAAAGCTACGTATTACCTTATCAATTATGTTAGCATGGCGTTCAGTTGCCAAACTACGCAATTCAGTTTCAACCAATCTATTGTTACTTGATGAAACACTTGACGGTGCACTCGACTCGGTAGGTATTGAAAATCTGATTGATACATTACACAATCTTAATTCAGATGATAATATTTTTGTTATTAGTCATCGGGGTCATCAGTTTGGAGACAAGTTTGATTCCCATATCCGTTTTCAGAAAATAAAGAATTTTAGTGAGATCACAGCATGAATATAAAAACACTCCACAACGGCATGTCAGTTAATGGCATTAATGATTTAAAAACATCACTAACCTTATATGATGAATTCTTTGTTAAGAACACATATGACTGGTGGTACAAGGTACAGCCTGGTGATATTGTTATGGATATCGGTGCTTGTAATGGTATGTTTACCTGCAAAGCACTGGATCAAGGAGCAGCAAAGGTATATGCTGTAGAGCCAAACCCTATTCTTATTGAAACCATTTTTCATAATGCTATGCCGCATATCGTAAATAAAAAGACAAGCCCTCTGTCTGTTACGAATGCGTTTGTCGGTGGAAATATTGAAAACGGGTTTGGCGACTTTGATAAAGGTAGTGTTCCTATGTTATCATTTAAAGAATTGATTAAACGCCTTGAAATACAATACCTAGATTATCTTAAAGTTGATTGCGAAGGTGGCGAGTTCAATATGTTTAATGAGGAGAATTGGGATTTTCTATCAAATAACGTAAAACACATTGCAATGGAAGTGCACCTTGATGCATCACCGTCTGCACCTGATATGTTTATCAAAATGAGAGAAAAGCTACTACCAAAATTACAACAGGCAGGATTTCAATTGAATTTCCTTAAACCTGAACATAAAACAAAGATGTGGAATGATTCGTGGATCAAAGGCAAATGGCCAATCGGTTGGGGTTCCTGTTGGATGATATATTTGACAAAAAAGTAGTTGACAGAAACGGAAATCTGTTATAGTATGGACATAACATTGAAAGGATATCCATGTCTAATTTTTACACCTCAGTTGAGCGTTTCGGTAATACCATCCTATGGCGCGGTTATGAAAACGGTAAACGGTTTGAACGCAAAGTAAAGTATCAACCAACTCTGTATATCACCACACAACAAAAAGAATCAGAATACCAGTCACTGTTTACAAAGGCACCAATCAAGCCAATGTTGCAAGATAGTATGAAAGATGCCAAGGAGTTCACCGAAAAGTATAAAGGTGTTCACGGACTTGAGATATGTGGTAATACAAATTATGTTTCACAATTTATTCAAGAAAAGTATCCTAATGAAATTAAATTTGATCCAACGCTCATTAACATTGTCAGTTTTGATATTGAGGTGGATATTGCTGATGGGTATCCTAACATGGATACTGCGGACAAGGAAATCACTTCCATCGCATATAAATCTTCAAAGTCAAACACATATCACTTGCTCGGCCGAAAAGAATATGATAAGCACAAGACCTTAACTAATATTGATACTGATGATATTCTGTGGATGCAGTTTGATACCGAAGAAGCATTACTCAAACGGTTTATTAGTATATGGGTAAATGACTATCCTGATATTGTTACAGGTTGGAATGTTGAATTCTTTGACATTCAATATATTATTACTCGTATGAAAAACCTATTAGGTGAAGAAAAGGTTAAAGAATTGTCACCATGGCGTTCGGTCCGACCGTATTCCCGCGAGTTCTTTGGTAAAGATCAAGGATCATATCGTATCAGCGGAATTACCATTATCGACTATATGGATGCCTTCAAGAAATTTGGTTACAAGTACGGCCCACAAGAATCATGGAAACTTGACCATATTGCATACGTTGTGCTTGGTGAAAAGAAAATGGATTACTCTGAATACGGTAACCTAACTAATTTGTATGAGCAAAATCCTCAACTATATCTCGACTATAACCTTAAAGATACTTGGCTGATCCAACGGTTTGAAGATGAAACATCATTACTTGAATTGGTTATGACCGTTGCATATGGCGGCGGTGTTAACTATGGTGATGCATTTGGTACAGTTGGTATTTGGGAAACAACCTTGTATCGTAAACTGATTAAAGAAAAACGTATCCCACCAATCAAAGGTGGTCCAGGTCAACGTGCTGGAGAATTGGTTGGCGGTTATGTAAAAGATCCTAGAGTTGGTATGCACCCATGGATTGTATCATTTGATTTGAACTCACTGTATCCGCACTTGATGCTACAATATAATATGTCACCTGAAACCTACCTTGAGGATGAGCGTGAAAACGTATCACAGGATATGGTATTGAGTGGTAAATATCAATCAAGCCGTGAGAATATGTCCGTTGCTGCCAATGGTGCTTGTTTTACTAATGAGCATATCGGCATTATTCCTGAAATCATTAATGAGTATTATGGTAATCGTAAGATCATCAAAAAAGAAATGCTCGGTGTTGAACAAGAACTCGAGAATGCAACCGATCCTGCTATCAAAGAACAATTGAAACGTAAAGCAAACCAATTACATAACTCACAGATGGCTATCAAAATTAGTATGAACTCACTATATGGTGCTATGGCAAATGTTTACTTCCTATATTATATTAACGATATGGCTGAAGCAATTACAACCTCAGGTCAATTGTCTATTCGGTATGCTCAAAAGTCAGTAAACAATTATCTCAACAAGATCCTTAAAACTGATACTGACTATATCGTATATATTGATACCGACTCAATCTATGTTGATATGGCACCGATTGTAGAATCAGCATTTGGTACTGTTGATGTTGACCGCAAGAAAGGTGAGGAGTTCCTCGACAAAGTTTGCCAAATGAAAATTGAACCAGTGATTGATGCTGGTTATGAAGAACTCGCAAAGAAGATGGGCGCCTATCGCCAAGCAATGGGTATGAAACGAGAAAAGATTACTGATAAGTCGGTGTTTATTGCTAAGAAACGGTACATTATGAATACACTGAATTCCGAAGGTGTTCACTATGAAGAGCCAAAGATTTCAGTTACAGGTTTAGAATCAGTACGCTCATCAACACCTGAGGTATGCCGTGAGAAACTCAAAAAATCATTCAAAGTTATTATGAATGAAGGTGAAGAAGCAATGCAGCAGTTCATCCAGGATTTCCGTGAAGAATTCCGAACACTTAATCCTGAAGACATCGGACGTAACAGCGGTACCGATAACATTGATAAGTACAAAGTAAAAGGTTCTTATAAGAAAGGTTGTCCAATGCACGTTCGTGGTTGTATTCTATACAACAATCATCTCAAACAGCTAGGACTAAATAAACGGTATGACTCAATTGCTGGTGGTGACAAGATCAAGTTTGTTTACTTGAAAATGCCAAATCCTATCCGTGAAAACATTATTTCGTTTCCAGGAGCATTACCTAAAGAATTTGAGTTGACAAACTACATTGACTATGATAAACAATTTGAAAAGGTGTTCCTCAGTCCGATTGGATCAATCCTTGATGCGATTGGTTGGAATGCTGAAAAAATTAACACACTTGAAGATTTCTTTGGATAAAGGTAACACCATGAACAACACAAAGCTTAATACACTTGAGGCAGCATGGCGGTATCAGAATACTGTTGTGGAAGCACTCGAAGCCGAAAATGCACCAGACAAATATATAACTATTGCTAAAAAGAAACGGCTACAAATCAAAGATAAGATTGCAATTTTAAAAAATGAGGTACTAAATAATGACTGATTGGGTAAACGATATCTATATGATGCATAACAAATTTGGTGTGCGTGATTGGTTTGAAGAAAACAAAGATAATAAGGAATTGATGCGTAAGTATCTTATGTTCCGTTTGCTAATGTGTCAGGAGGAACTTAGTGAAACACTTACTGCATATAATAATGGAGATTCTGAAGAGATCGTTGATGGTCTCATTGACCTTTGCGTTTTTGCTATTGGCACTCTCGACGTATTTGGTGTTGATGCTAATGACGCTTGGGATCGTGTTTATAGTGCTAACATGGCAAAAGAGCCTGGAATTAAGCCGGGGCGTCCTAATCCGTTTGGGCTTCCAGATCTATTGAAACCTTCTGGATGGACAGCACCTAGCCACGAAGGTAATCATGGTAATTTAGATAAAGCGCTGTAAGTTTTACACTACTGTCACAAAACTTTAAAGTTTCTTTAATAAATAATTTAAGGCAAAGTGGTAAAGACTTTGTCTTTTTTAATGCGAGCGACGGGGTAAAGCCGTCAAGCAAAAGGAGAACTAAATGAAACTATTAAGCTTAATGGTTGCTATAATAGCAACTGCCACTATGGCAACTGCACGTGACCAAGTTCACGTAGCTGGATCTTCAACAGTATTACCCTATGCAGCAATTGTTGCAGAGGCTTTTGGAGAAAACTTTGACTTTCCAACACCAGTAATCGAATCAGGTGGCTCAGGTGCTGGACGTAAAAGACTATGTGAGGGTGTTGGCGCAAACACTATTGATATAGCAAACTCATCATCACACATTAAAGATTCAGATATTGCACGGTGTGCTTCAAATGGTGTAAGTGAGCCAGTTGAAGTTCGTATTGGATATGATGGTATCGTATTTGCAAGCCGCTTAGAAACTAAAGGGTTTGAAAACATTACACCTATGCATATCTATTTGGCAATTTCAAATAAATCAAATGCAGAAAACTGGAAAGAAGTAGATCCAAACTTTCCGGATCGTCCAATCAAAACATTTATTCCAGGTACCAAGCATGGTACACGTGAAGTGTTTGATAAGAAGGTTATGGTATCAGGTTGTAAATCAGCCGGTTCATATGACTTGTTCTTTAAACAGAATGGTGGAGATAAAAAGAAAGCCGAAAAAGAATGTATGAAAGTTCGTACTGATGGTGTAAGCATTGATATTGATGGTGACTATACTGAAACCTTAAATCGTTTGAAAAATAACCCAGAAGGTATTGGCGTGTTTGGTCTATCATTCTTGTTGAATAATACAGATTCAATCTATGCTGCAAATGTAAATGGTGTTGCGCCTTCAACTGAAACAATTGCATCTGGTGAGTATCCAATCTCTCGCCCTTTGCAGTTTTATGTAAAAATGGAGCATATTGATTTTATTCCTGGTCTTAAGGAATATATCCAGTTCTTTGTTTCTGATGATATGGCTGGTCCCGATAGCCCTCTTGCTGAATATGGACTAGTAAGTGATCCTGAGTTGGCAGCCACCCAAGAAATGGTTGACAATTTTTAATTTAAATAATAATCGGATAGGCGGAATGTAAAGTTTCGCCTATTTTTTAACGGAGGAAAATAAATGGAACTACTTACAATGTGGAGTCTTATTGGATTCCTGCTTGCTGCATATGCAGTTATAGCAAACGATTCAGTACAAACGCTCGGTACTTGGATGGCATCAAACAATGAAAGATTTAATTATAAGGTATTATGGGCCGCGGCATCCGCTGTTTTGTTATATACACTCTGGTATGGGTGGTATATGAATGGTGGCGATATATCTTACGGCCGTTTGAATAAGATCCCATTCCAAGAAGTACAATGGTATCACGCCGCGGCACCTGCTATTCTTGTTTTATTAACACGAATGGGTGTTCCGGTTTCAACATCGTTTTTGGTCTTATCAGTATTTGCTTCAACCTTTGTGTTGGAAAAAATGCTTATGAAATCAATTATGGGTTATGGTGTAGCCGCGGCATTTGCTTATGCTGTGTGGTTTGCTATCCATAAGTATTTTGGTAAATGGTACGACGAAACTCAACCAGTATCTGAAGGTAATAAAAAGTTTTGGCGTATTGCCCAATGGGTAGCAACAGGTGGATTATGGTTTACTTGGTTATCTCACGATATTGCTAACATTGCGGTATTCCTACCACGTGCCATTCCAGTAGATCTAATGGTGTTTATCAGTATTGTGTTTATTGGCGGCTTGTTCTTTATGTTTAGAGAAAAAGGTGGTAAGATCCAAAAGATTGTTTTGGAAAAGCATAACACTCGATACGTACGATCGGCGACATTGATTGACTTATTCTATTGGCTATGCCTGTATTTCTTTAAAGAACTAAATGATATTCCTATGAGTACAACATGGGTATTCGTTGGTTTGCTCGCAGGCCGTGAACTTGCAATGGCAACGTACTTTGGTAAAAAGAAAACAAAATCTGTATTCCCATTAGTTGCTAAAGACTTTGGTA